TCTTGGGCGGAGGCATTCTGCCTGCGCAGGGTGTGTATGGGGCGAACACGTCGTATATCGGCGGTGCTGGGCCGTCGTTCCCGAGCCCGTCCAATGCGGCGGTAGGTGTCGCTGTCATGACCGGGAGCGCGCCAACAATGACACTCTCGTCCATCGCGATCCTGAGTGGCGGCAGCGGGTATGTCACGGCCCCGTACGTCTTCATCTCCAACGACGTGCTTGACCCGAACGGCGCCTTCGACCCCTCGAATGGTGGTGGGGCAGGCTTTCAGCTTGCGACAGGGCAGTGGTTCAGCGACTCCAGCTTTTACGTCCCGACTGATCCGGTCGCAGTGTTTTGCTCGTCGTCCAGCTCTACCTTCGCGTGCCGCTATACCCCATGACAATCATCGGACCCGTCGGGACGAGCAATGCTTACGAGCCAAGCATCATCATTGTGGCGGCTGGTGGCGGCGGGCCTCCGCCTGTTGGAAATCTCATCGAACTCGAAACCGGCACTGGCACGATTGAGCTAGAGGGCGGATCGGGGTCAATCGAATTGGAGTGATAAATGGCGAACGAAAAAATCTCCGCAATGACAGCGGCTACGCTGCCGCTGGCGGGAACGGAGTTTGTGCCGTTGGTGCAAGGCGGCGCGAACGTGAAAACCCCAGTCGCGAACATCAATGGACTGACTCTCACCGCATCCGAAGATATCGCCGCAGGGACAGCCGTCTCTGTCAATGCCTCTGGAGATGCGGTGCAGGCGTGGGGGCCCGCTCCTCAAATCGCGGGAACGGCTACACTGTTTTCCGGGGAAAATGAAATAACAAATCCGGCACAGGTGGCGACCGCCATCCTGAGCGATTCCTTGGCAGTGGTGTTTGCACCCACGCTTTCATCGGCGCAGCCAATTTCCATTGATGTTTCTACGGGAGTTGTTACGCCCGGCGTCGTGGACAATTCTTCGGATGTTGCCGCAAACATAGGTATATTTGGTCCGCTCAACGGGTTTCCTACGGCGGCAAGGCTGAACGATACCGCGCTCATTGCTCTCTACGGCAATGGCGGAACCATATATGCCGTCGGGGGGACGTTTACCGGAAGTGGCGGGACACTCGCGCTCAATTGGGGGGCGCCCGCAAGCGTCATGGGCAGCACGTTGGGATCGCGAGGTGCCGTCGCCGTTTCGTTACTGCCCGGAACAAATATTGCGGTCGCGACATTCACCATAAACACGTACACGCAATATGCCGTGGCGATAAGTGCGGCTTTCGGCGCGGCCGGTGTTGGGCTTCCGGGTGATGATCCGCCTTACAGTAGCGGCAATCCCGTGACGCCCGGCACGGGCTATGTCCCCGGAAGTGTTTCGACCATAGCTGGGGGCACAGGAACCCCGGCGCAACTCACCGTCACAGACACTCAACTCGTTTCCGCGGCCATCGTGAACCCAGGAAGTTCAGGCACTCCGGGGCCAGCACAGGTTATCGGCACGACAGGTGTTGGATCGATGTTCGTCCTTGATGTGACCATCGGTGTCGGCGGTTCCATTTCGAGCATTGATGACATCAGCATCGCTGGCGACTACACGACAAATCCGACGGATCTTTCCGCGGAGCCCGTTGCTGACATTTCTTCATCCGGCATCACGGGGGCCGTCGTGAGCGTGGTCATGGGGGCGCTGTTCGCGGACATTACGACGGTTGGCGATTACACGAATCAAGATGCGCCAACGAATCCGACGGCCGAAGCATCGAACACCGGCGGCGGCGTCGGCGCCACATGGGACTTCAACTTTTCGCTCGTTCTAACGGTAGGCACGCCAGCTTCTCTTGGCGTTAATCACGCCTACTACTCGGATGTTAAAGGTCTGACGGATACGAAATTCGTCGCTTCTTATAGCGATTTCTCGAATTCGGGAAATTTCACCGCTGTCGTCGGGACGGTCGCTGGCGATCTGTCCATCACGTTGGGAACGCCGGGAGCGGCCAGTTTTGCGCAGGGAAGTGAGGGCTATTTGGCTCTTATCTCGCCGACGGTAGTAGTCGGCGGATGTGCGCAGGGAGTGAACGAGTTTTTTGGTGCCGCGGTCGGCACCATTTCTGGGACGGACATAACCTTTGGGACGGCAGCCTCTTGTCCAATCGGCACATCCCTCACTGGAACATGGCTTGCGCCTCTTGGAGAAAATGTTCTCATTCAAGGGCCACTCGGTGCTCCACAGATTGCAACAGTGGCCGGAACGGATATTTCCATTGCCGCCGTACAGGGAGCTGGCGACGGCCTATCAGCTAACGCTCCGACCGCGGGTCCGATGGCGGTTCTTACGGACGATCTGTTCGTGTTTTCGGATTCTCGCTTCTACATCTACGAGGGCGACGGCAGCGGCATTTTTTCGCCGGAAGTGCAGCATCAATTCCTGACCGCCTATTGGCTCTATCCGCTTGACGCTACGCACGCGTTGGCGCTGCTTCAGGATTTGACAACAACGAGCTATGCGCGGGTCATCAAAGCCAATTCGCTCAACAAGTCGCCACCCATCGGCCTCACCGCCGCAGGCGCTACAAACGGAAACCCCGTCACGATCCAGAATGCAGGCGTTCTCAAAGGTCTTTCCGGTCTCACCGCAGACGCGCGCTACTACGCCAACGGGGACGGCACATTAACGACCGCGAACACTGGTCATCTTGTTGGGACGGCGATTTCTTCGACGGCAATGGCTGTCAACGTGCAATGAGGTTTACGTGACGCTCCCAGCACTTTCTGTCCAAATCCAAGGACAAGGCTCGGTCAGTGCCGACAACCTAAACACGTACTTCCAAACCTGCACCAACATCGCCCAGCTCAGAGCCTTCACGGGCGTAGACGGCATCGAGGTGTTTGTCCGCGGCGCAGTGACCGCGGGTGATGGCGGCGGCGGTAACTACTACTGGAACAGCCAGTCGACGGCAGCGGACAACGGCACGACGGTCATTGTGCCGGTGGGCAGTGTCAAAGGTGCGTGGCTGCTGATCCCGATTGGGGCGCAGCAGCTGCCGCCGTTCTTGTCGGCATCGTTCTACGATGTGCCGGTCTACATGGAGGGGATGCCCTCCAACATGGAGACGTACCCGGTCTACAACGCGGTGCGAGCCGTCTATCTGCCAGCGAACCTCACCGGCAGCATCTTCACCATCGGGGTCAACCCGACATCGACCTTCACCATCACACTGAACAAGAACGGCACAAGCATCGGCACGATTGCGTTCAGCACGCTGGGTGTGGTGACGGTGACGTTCACCAGCAACGTGAATTTCGTCGCGGGCAACCAGTTCTCGATTACGTGGCCTTCGCCCCAAGATGCGAGCGGCGCGAATGTGGCCCTGACGTTTGTGTTCTCGGTAGGCACCGCGACGTGACCACGTTCTACGTGATGGAAGCGCTGGAGAATTACGATCCGGCGACGGCATCGGCGTTGCTGGCTGGCACGTATAACACAGCGCCAAACTATCAAGCGGCGTTGGCCGACAACCAGATTGTCGGCGCTGGCTTCAATGCCGTCACGCGCACGCTAAACTACATCGAAATGCTCATGCCGACGCCGAACGACGACGGCGGCGACTACACGAACCCGACAGGCTTCTCTCTGTGGGATGGGGAGGGCATTAACGGCATTTACGGGCCGAGCGATTCGATCAGCATCTACAGCAACCTTTGGCCGACGCTTTGCCAGAAGAACATCGACACGGGCGTCATCACCGCCTTCAACACCTACTCATCCGCGAAGACCGTCCCGGCCAACGTGGGCTCCATCAACGCGCCATCGGTAAGCGCGGTTGGTTCCGGCTATACGCACGCCACGGCAACAGTGACAGGTGGCGGCGGCTCCGGGATGCAGGCCATAGCGGTTGTGAACGACAGCGGCTTTGTGATTGGGGTGTACATCACGAATTGGGGCAGTGGTTACACGTCACAGCCAACCATCACGATTACGGGGGATGGATTGGGCGCGACTGTGGGCATCGTCTACAATGGCACGGGGAGTGACGGAACGTGGCGGCGCATTGGAATCGATTTCAGCATGTTCGGCGGCAACAACCCAGTGCTGGTCAACCCGCGCAACAATGACGTGTTTGTCGAAGCCGAGTCTTGCGAGGTCTATCAGCTCCGCGCTTCACAGAATTACGCGCAGGAGATTTCACCGCTCCATGTTTACGACTACTCGATTGTCGGCCCCAACAAAACACAGCTTACGACACCGTTCGCACTCGATGATACGTGGGTCTACTGCTGCACGGCGCCAATCCTGCATCCGTCAACGTTTGTAAATCTTGTCCTGATGCCCGTTTCGATCACTTCCGAAGAAGTGACGGCGGATCAAAAGCTCCCCTATGTGGAGCAAGGGCTGGACGTATGGCCCTTCGATGCCACATTCGGCACAGACGGCAATCTGTACTTCTTCACGGTGCAGCAAAATGCCGGTGGTATGGCGACTAACGGGCTGCTGTTCAGCCTCATCAAGTACGAGCCGCCTACATTCGCAGCAATCGGAACCGTCTCGCCCGGCATCTTCACCGACATTACGCCTTGGACTTCGACCACTGGGCCGAATGCGGCTGGGCTCACCTATACGAACGACTGGTTTGGTTACGCGCCAGCGAACAACGCTTTGGTGGCGCTCTGGCGTCAACCGACAAGCAATCGTGCGACCGGCATCTACAAGTGCCTGAAGGAGTTCGTGGGCAGCGGCGGCACGCCGGGAACGGATTTCCTGGACACGCAGTTCGGATGTGTGAACCTCCAGCTCGGCAACAGTCCGGCCTACGACAATCACCCGGCCTTCGTGACCGGGTACATGACTTCTTCGTGGGCAACGACGAATGATCCGTCTGCTGCTGCATATGCTGTCGTGGATTTCCGCGAGCTGGATGTGTACCTGGATCAGAGCGACTACGCTTATTCCGCCGATTACACCAAGCGGTGGATTTTCTGGGACTGCTATCCGGTTTCTGGTGGCGTGGTGGACATGTCGAACGGAATGCTTTCGGTGATGACGCAATACCAGTTTGCGTATGGAAGCCCGCCTTCACTGTTGCAGTTTTTCGATGAGTCAGGGTGGGACTCCGCCTACACCACTTATGCCACCGCGATTGGCAATCCGTATGTCGTGCAGAACTCGCTTTACGATGACCTGAACATTGAGAACACGCAGTACGGCTATATGTGCTTCTGGCGTGAAGCTGGGCTCTATGACGCAACCCACAACGCCTTTTGGTGGAGCGGTCGCACCGTTGGAAACCAGTACCTCACTGCATTCCAAAATATGTTCGACCTCAATCCGGCATTCACGTACCGCTCGCCGTTGAACCAAGCGGGCGCCGCCAATGCGCCGATCACACCCCCCTTCCTCCGCCTCACTCTCTCAACCACACCGCCGCCGCCGATGAACGGTCGGCGTTGGCTCGCCGAAATCGGCCCCGTCCGGCATCTCCTGCCGCCTCCATAAAGGTTACACATGCCTGTGCCCGCATTGGCGGTACAGATACAGGGCCAAGGCTCTGTGTCTGCCGACAACCTCAACACATATGAACAGACGTGTGACGACTTCACGCAGCTGCGTGGCTTCATTGGCGTGACCGGCGTGCAGGTGTGGGTTCGCGGTCAAAGCCAAGTCGGCGATGGCGCAGCTGGCGCGTTCTACTGGAGCGGATCATCGACCGCACCAGATGACAACATGAACGTCATCGCGCCGACCGGCGCGGGCACGACCGGGCGCTGGGTGCGCGACTTCATGAGCCCGGCGTTTGGGCCGCGCCAGATCGCGGCATCGGCAGCGACAGTCGATCTCGGCTCGTATCCCAGCAACAACATCTACATCACCGGCAACACGACGATCTCCAGCTTTGGCTCCAGCGCCGCAGAGGGAAGCCCGAACTATCTGCTCGTTTTCGAGCAGCAGCTCACCATCACCGCGTCATCCAACATTCAGACGCCGGGCGGCGGTAACTTTACGACCGCGGCGGGATCGTCCGTCATCATGATCTACTTGGGCGGCGGCGTGTGGCAGCTGCTCGCGTTCTCAGGCGGATCGGCAAGCACCGGCATCGTGTACTTCACTGTTGCGTCCGGTGGGCCGAACGTATGGACGGCATCTATCGCGCCGCCGTTCGCTTTCGCCAATGGCACGTTGCTGCTGGTCCAGTTCAGCACGACGAACACTTCTCCAGGCCCGACGCTCAGCGTCAATTCCGGCCCGGCGATCCAGATTGTCGACGTGAACAACACGATCTTGCTGCCGGACAGCGAACTGCCGCTGTACGCATTGCTTCAGTACACGACCAGTGGTGATTTTCTGGTCCTGCTGAACAGCACGCAACAAAGCCCGCCAGCATCCATCCCGACCGCCGCGACGGACGCGGAGATGGAAGCCGGGATGAGCGCAACCACCTTCGCGACTCCGGCAAACGTTTGGCTTCACCCGGCGCTGCCCAAGGCATGGGTTATTTTCAACGGCCAGAACGTCAACGGGGCGTGCGCTATCGTTGACTCGTTCAACGTCTCGGGCGTGTCCCGGACATCTGCCGGAAAGTATGCGGTCGCCACCACCGGGATCACACTTACGTCCGGCTGGGCGCTAACGAATGGCAACAACGACAACAGCGGCGGCGGCAGTCCCGGCGCAATCGGAATGGGCCAGATCATCAGTGCCGGTGCGAACCCGACTGCCAACGTCTCGTTCGGCGATGCCGGTGGATCGGGCGGCGAACTGAGCGATCCGTCCGCGGCTCTCGTCGTCATCTTCGGCAAGAGCAGCAACGCTTGAGCACTTGGAATGAACTCACGGCAGCGCGCACGCTTTGGCAAGAAGCGCGTGGCGAGCCGAAAGAGGGCCAGCGCGCAGTAGCCCATGTGCTCTGGAACCGCGTGCGTTCGGGTCGATGGGGGGAAACCCTCGCCAGCGTCTGCTTGTGGCGGGCTCAGTTTTCCGGATGGAGCCCCATCGACCCGAACTACGACGGCGCGTGCGAGCTTGCGGACACCGACGTGAATTTACAGAACCTGCTGGAGATCGTCATCGCCGCAGCGTCGGAGCCGGACCCGACAGATGGGGCGACGCACTACTACGCCACCAGCATGAAAGCCGCCCCGGCTTGGGTCATTGGCGCAACCTTCTGCGGGCAGTTCGGCAACCAGCGCTTCTACAAGAATGTGAAATAGGAGATCGGTATGAGTGCAGCCGGGTCGGCCCCAGCGCCGACGACATGGGCAGAGTTTGTCGCGTGGATCGAACACACTTGGGGCGAGGTTGAGCAATTCGGCGCCGCGGAGATCGGCGCGCTGTTCGGAACGCTTCAGTCGCTGCTCTCCACATTCTCCGCCGAAGCGGTCTCGTTTGTCTCCAGTGAGCTGGAGGCGTTCGTGAAAGACCTCACCAGCGGGTCGATGACCATTGAGCAGGCTGCGACCGCGATCCTGAATTCCGCATCCGGTCAGGCGCCGACGCTGCTCAAGGACATCGAGAATGCGGCGCTGGAAAAGCTCATCGCAGCACTGATAGCGGCACTCTAACCATGGTCAATCTCGTGCGTATGTTGATCCCGGACGGCGTGCTGCGGGCACACGTCCTTTCGTATCTGCGTTGGGCCGGTGCTGCTGCTGGCGGCGCCGTATCGGGCTACCTTGTCAAGCAAGGTGTCTCGTTGACCGATGCGGCCAGTATAGCAGCGGCGGTTGCTGGCTTGATCATTGCAGTCGGGTCCGCGGTGTTCGATCACCTCGATGTCGTCGGCGTGGACAAGCAGGTGCAAGCGGCGACGGTCCAAAGCGCGATGACCGCGCAAGTGCTGAAGGACTTAGGACAGGGCAACGCGTGAAGCGTATAGCAGTCTTGGTGTTCGCAGCGATGGTATCGGCGTGCGCAACAGCGCCTCCCATTAACTGCCCCCAGATCATCGCCTACAGCGATCTGGAGCAGTCCGTTGTCCGCCAGGAACTGATCGATGCGGGAAACCCACCAGAGACGGTGCGGTGGATTCACGACTACATCTCGTTACGTTCGCAATGCCGCGCATCACAAAAAAACCAGTGACCGAAACAATCGATCAACAAGCGCGGGACCGCGCGTCGGAGAATGACGCCCGGATCACCGCACACGAGCAGGTATGTGAACAAGTCCGCAAGCGCATGGAGGAATTCATGGTACGCATGAGTGCATCCGTGGACGAGATCAAGCGAACGAATGCGGAGGGCATCCGCGAGATCAAGGAAGCGCTCGCTGAACATGCAGATCAGGACGCCGATGCGTTCAAGAGCGTCTTCAACCGCTTCTGGTTTTTGGCGGTCGGCGGGTATGGCCTGCTGATCCCGCTGGTGGGCTACCTCGCGACCAAGCTTCTCAAGTGGTGAATATGCCGCTATATATAAGGAGCGCCTAAGCCCCTCAGCTCAAGGGCGCACCACAAGAGCGAGCCGCCGTCCCTCCGGGGGCGGCGGCTTTTCTTTTTGCCCGGAGCTTGTAATTTTGTTCCATGGCAGAATCGCCCTTCCGACGACCACAGCCAGAAGATTTGGAATTGGCCCACCGAATCAGGGCATTGCGGCAGCTCTCCGGCAAGACGCAGGAAGAGATGGCGGCGGTCCTGAACATTTCGCTGCCGCAATACTCGAAATATGAGCTGGGCAGAGACCGCGTGACATGGGCGCGATTGCTTCAGATATGCAAGGCGCTGGACATCACTGTGCTTGGGATGGTCGGCCCTTTACTGCCTGACAACGGCGGCAAGACTGAGCCAAACTTTTACACCGATATCCTGCAAAGCCCCTACACGGTGGAAATGCTGACCCAGTGGGAGCGCGTCCGCCCCATCGAGCTGCGCAAGCTGCTGGTCGAACTGCTGCGCTGGATCGTCCGTCGCCGCTCCTGACCTGTGCATATTCCAGCACAAGACGCTTGTGCTGGCCGTGTACATGGTGTTTGAGTCGCGCCCCAACGAAGGGCGAGACGCATGTCACTGACCATTACGGAAGCGCTGGCGGAGATCAAAACCATCAGCAAGCGCATTACCACGAAGAAGAACTTCGTGCTGACCTACATTGCGCGCGCAGATGGGTTCAAGGACCCGCTACACGGTGACGGCGGCTCGTTCGAAGCCTTGCGCCGCGAGCGGCAGGCGATTGATGACTTGGAGCAGCGGCTTGTCGCGCTGCGGCGCGGCATCCAAAAGGCCAATGACGCGACGATGGTCACGCTGGAGGGCATCGAGATGTCGATTGCCGACTGGCTGGTGTGGCGGCGCGACGTGTTGCCGACGCGTAAGGACTACCTGAACGAGATTCGGCAGAAACTCAGCGCCACGCGCGATCAAGCGAAACGCTCTGGGCAGAACTTGGTCACGCAGGGGCAGCAGGCAGTCACGCCGTCCGACGTGATCATCAACATCAACGAGCAGGATTTGGCGAAGGACATCGAGATGCTGGTCAACATCGAGGGCCAGCTCGACGGTCAGCTTTCGCTGAAGAACGCCACCACGCAGATTGTGGAGGTGTAAGAGCTTCGGCCTTCGGTAGCGAAGTGAGAAAATAGCGGACAACGAACGTCCTTCGACAGGACTTGATCTAGCTCAGCTGGTAGAGCAATCGAATGATAATCGATAGGCCGCGGGTTCGAATCCCGTGATCGCGCAAGCGAATTAAAGTTCAAAGGTCAACGGTTAGCGTTCAGGATTTCAGGGCTGACAGGTGACAAGGGCAAAGATCGTGGAGAAACCGCCATACGTCTGACTGGCGCAGAGATGCGACAGGTGCCCGGTTCGCGGGGCGATCTCAGGACGGCGGCTGCTATTGGGAGGCCATTACATTCAACCGCCAACGGAGGGACGCCATGGCGACGAAGCGTGCAGCAGCAAAGAAAGAGATCGTACTGGGATGTGAGGCCCAGGATTTGGTGTCGGGATTTCGCGGCATCGTGGCCTGCCGGTTCGAACACATGAACGGCAACACGCAGTACACGTTGCAGCCACCAATGAAGAAGGGCGCAACCGACACGCCGAAGCCGCGCGGCTTCGATGGACACATGCTGAAGTACGTCGGGGCTGGTGTGTCAGCTTCGGCGCAGAAGCCGACAGACTTCGCAAACTTGGAGCTGGGGTCGCAGGCGAAGGACCGGGCGTCTGGCCTTGTCGGCATCGTGCTTGCCCGCGCGATCTTCCTGAACGGGTGCGTTTATTACGATGTGCAGCCGCCGCTCAACAAGGATGGTGAGCTGCCTGAGGCGCTGCTGTACGGCAGCGAACGCTTGGAGCGTGTGGGCGAGGGCATTACTGCGACGCTGCCGAAGAAACCAGAGAAATCCGAGAAGCCTGCGCCGGGTGGTCCGTTCCGCATGGCTCGGATGGCATAAAAGGAGAACCGTCATGTACCTGAAGGAGAGGATTGAAGAACACCTCGATGTGCCGATCAAGCTGACGCCGGGCGGCGAGCTGGTGATGAAGGCGGCGGGCCTGATCCGGAAGTACGGCACTGCCAAGGGAACCATGGAAGACGAACGGGGCGGGCTATGTATCTACGGCGCGCTCTATAAGGCAATGACTGGCAATGCGTGGATGGGGCCAGATAGCGAGCATTCTCTTTCAACATTTCACGAAGCTGAGCGGATGATCGCGACACGGCTGGGGGTTCCTGAAGGCAATTCCATCTGCCTGTGGAACAACGCCCCGGAGCGCACCGCCGACGAGATCGTCACGATGATGGAGCAGGCGGCGAAGGTGGTAGTGCAATGAGCACCGAGATGCCGACGATGCTTTCGAACTCGCTGGGGGCTCTCAACACGTCCTACAGCCCGTCCGCCTTCTACGCGGCGTCATCGTCGGCATCGCCGTTTCGTAACCGTGACATCAACCAGATGCGCGATGAGCATCTATTAGCCGCCATCGCCGAAACAGCAGGAGCCGCACCAGTGCCAGCCGCAACACCTACGCCTTCCAAGACACGCCTTGTCCAAGTCTTCATCGCCGATACCGACGAGAATCTGCCGCTTGAGCAGCGTATTTTGCACAAGGGCGATCAGAAGGTCACGGACCTGGAAGACAACGAACTCTTCTTCGACATCGACGTGAAGTCGATGCTGGAGAAGCACAACGCCGTACGCACGGCCACGCGCAACAAAAAGGTCAAGGACAAGGAAGAGTTTCTTGAGCCCGCCCGTGTGCGCGATCTCAAGATGACTGTCGTCACCATCGCGCAGTTCTAATCGCGAGGCTTCCTCCGCCTTGGAAGCTTTGTGAGGGCGAGGGCGAGCAACAGCTTGTCCCTCGCCTCTTCCTCCAGCAACGGCTGGACCCGGATCAGCACCTTGATCAGCAGCTCTAACGCTTCCATGTCGTCGGTGCGCGAGCGTGCGACGGAGACGATAGCGCTCACCTGCTTCACCAGCTTGTCGGGCACATTGACGCCCCAGAGCTTGTGATGGCCCTTGGGCGTGCCGTGATTGCGTAGCAGCGCGGCTTGCACTCGCTGGCGTCGCTCTTTCGACCACGGCGTATAGACATAGTTTGGATCGCCCATCGAACGCATCATCGCCCCATGATGTAGATGGTGCCGGAGACAGGAATCGAACCCGCGACCATCGGTTTACAAAACCGCTGCTCTACCTGCTGAGCTACCCCGGCACTGAATCGAAGTGTACATGAAATGGTGCCGGGGTGGAGAATCGAACTCCCGTCGACGGTTTACGAAACCGCAGCTCTGCCACTGAGCTAACCCGGCTTGGTGGACCGAGTGGGAATCGAACCCACCCCAGCGTGCTTGCAAGGCACACCTGCACCCCAGTGCCCGGCCCTGTCTGATGTTGGCGGAGAGGGTGGGATTCGAACCCACGGAACCCTTCGGTTCTTCGGTTTTCGGGACCGCTGCCTTAAGCCGGACTCAGCCACCTCTCCGTATTGGCGGAAGGGGCCAGATTCGAACTGGCGGACCCGTTACGGTCGGCGCGTTAGCAGTGCGCTGGTTTCAGCCGCTCACCCACCCTTCCCAAAATCAGGAAAGGCTACTTGATCGTGTCGCCCGCGTTCGGGCTCGGGTGGTTCGTGCGTACATGACGCGGCCCTTGTAGATGGTGGCGGAGCCGCCTGAGCGGCCCCGCCGTCCGGGGGTGCGACAGTTCCTAGGAGAACCGAAATAAACCCCGGATGCTCCGTATAGACATTCCTCCGGCGCCGTGCAACAAGCCCGGCATGAACTCGCTTCGCCGATACCGACTGTTACGACTCGCCTGAAGGGCGCGGTCCTGCCGCGCCCTCATGGGGTTGTGGCGGAACGGTAGACGCCGCGCGCTCAAAACGCGCTTCTCTTGTGAGTTCGAATCTCACCTTCCCCACCATCTGCGCTCGTGGCGAAACGGTAGCCGCGCTGGTCTTAGGAACCAGTCCTTCGGGGTGTGGGTTCGACTCCCTCCGGGCGCACCAATCTTCAAGGAAGCGCGGCTACCATCGGCGGTGTAGCGGCGGACTGTAAATCCGCTCCCACAGGGCAAACATTGGACGTTCGACTCGTCTCGCTTCCACCACTTGCAACCGCTGTGATGCTGTTGTACATCGCGCACATGAACAGGCATCTCAAACCACGAGATATTCGAATGCCGTCGATACACCGACGGCCCAAGCCGCGCGTCTGACGCGCGCAGCCTGATTCGACGCAGCAGCGGAGAAGCGGTCTTCACGTCGGTCTCATAAGCCGACCTCCGCGGGTTCAACTCCCGCCCCTGCTACCAACCCTTCAAGCCCCGTTAGCTCAGATGGAAGAGTATCGCTTTTACACAGCGAGGGTCGCGCGTTCGAATCGTCGCACGGGGCACCATCCGGGTGTAGCTCAGGCTGCGCAGAGCACTCGCTTTGGGAGCGAGGGGTCGAGGGTTCAAATCCTTCCACCCGGACCAATTCTCCGCCGTAGCTCAATGGTAGAGCGCCGCGCTGTGGACGCGGAGACCTCTGGTTCGATCCCAGGCGGCGGGACCAGCTCCTGTAGCTTAATGGTAAAGCCCGCGACCGATAATCGCGCGACGCAGGTTCGATTCCTGACAGGAGCACTAAATAGGAGAGAGCGATGGCGCATAGCATTGGACGGCCAGCGGAGCCGCCGTATGGCGACTATGTTCTCTATGTTGTGCCACACCGAAAAATGCGGCGGCGCATGGCGTGCCTCGTTCCGGTCGTGCCGGGCAAAAAGCGCAAGACGATCTCATACGCGCGCTACATCATGGCAGTTAACTTGGGCCGGGAACTGGGAAAACAAGAAACCGTCGATCACCTCAACGACGACAAGACGGATGATCGCATTGATAATTTTCAAATCCTGTCACGGCAGGAGAACTACGAGAAATACGCTCGGACCCGAAAGGTGACCATGTATGAATTCATCTGCGGTGTGTGCGGGAAAGGGTTTTTGCTGTCGGCGCGCCGGGCGTATGGGAAAACCGATCCCGCCTGCTCGCGCTCGTGTGCCGTGAAGCGTCAGCAAGCCAGATTGCGTGCGGTAGTTTAGTGGTAAAACTGCACCCTCATAAGGTGTTAATCGTGGGTTCGAATCCCTCCCGCACAACCAGTTTAGGCCCACGTTGTCGTCTGGTGACGATACCGGCCTGTCACGCCGTTGAGGCGGGTTCGATTCCCGTCGTGGGCGCCATGTTCCCGTGGCGCAACGGATTAGCGCAGCGCCCTCCGAAGGCGCAGGTTGTTGGTTCAAATCCAATCGGGAACACCAGTTTTGCACGCGTAGCTCAGCGGATAGAGCATCGCACTACGAATGCGAGGGTCGTGGGTTCGATTCCTGCCGCGTGCGCCAATTCAGGGCCGGTAATTCAGAGGTCAGAAGGCTGGACTCTTAATCCGGAGGTCGTGAGTTCGAATCTCACCCGGCCCGCCACTCCATCGACGTGTCATGCTGTGCATCCAATGCAGAAACGAAAAACCCGATGTTGAGCTGCCGGGGGGATGGAAGGCCCTCCGGTGCGCCCAGTGTGCTGCGGACAACACACGCTGGCCGCGCCCCTTGAAGGGCCGTGAGCGTAAAGCCAGTGAGGTACGGCAACGGACTTTTAATCCGCCCGCAACAGGTTCGACTCCTGCACGGCCCTCCAGCCCCCGCTAGACTTGGGGCGCGAATCCCTTGTATTGGAGAAGGGTTACTTCTTTGGGACGAAGGGGCAACCAATGTCTGAACACATCTTGACCAGTACAGCGGCCATTGTTTCGGCCTATCTGGCGAACAACAAACTGCTGATGGCAGAGCTGCCAGGGTTCATTACTTCGACCTTCAATACGCTATCAGGGCTCGGAAAGGACCCGGTGCCCGCCATCGCCGCCCCCAAGGTGCCGATCAAGAAGTCAATCGGCACCGACACGGTGACGTGTCTGGAATGCGGCATGAGCCTCGCGATGCTGAAGCGGCATCTGCGTTCCGAGCATGATCTTACCCCGGAAGCATACCGGGCTAGGTTCGGGTTGGCGTTCGACCATCCTCTTGTTGCGCCGAACTACGCCAAGACGCGCTCCGAACTCGCGAAGGCATCCGGGCTCGGCAAGCGTGACAAGCCGGTGATTGCGCCCGCGGTGAAGAGGGCCAAACGCAGTTAGAGCGCCTTGACGGCGCTCTCTGCTTGGTTGTCGTTGGGGTGTTTTTTGAGATGGCGAAGGAGCTTGCGCTTCTTGTTCTTCTCTTGGCGGTGACTGCTCGCATATGCCGCGCACTTCAGCTTGAAGCGTCCATGCTTACGGTTCTTGCGTCCGCCCTTGCGGGTAGGATTGCCAGCCATGACTGGTCCTCATTGTCAGGTTTCCTATGTCATGGCTGACCTCCGCGGCGGGTGAGGGTGTGCATATAGGAGCACAGCGGGCTGGAGTCGAGTCGCTTGACTCGCTGGCGCGGCTCCGGCACAAAGCCGTCGTTGGCCGCTGCGCCGATCTCGCAAACACGGATGTACTGGAGCGGGGTTGGTAGTCAGCGGCACACACACCAGCGAATGGGAAGGCTCAATGCGTAGTGCGCGACAGGTAAGCGAACTCGCTGTTAACGAGCAGTATGTCGGTTCGAATCCGACCTACGCAGCCATTCGCGCGCTCAATCGACAGCAACGATTTCCTGAAACCGGGCGAGGTTGTTGGCGCTAAGCCAGCACTCGTTCTCCCTGCCGTTGTAGCTCATCGGTAGAGCGCCGCACTGAAGCTGCGGGCGTACGTGGTTCAATTCCACGCTTCGGCACCACTCAGGGATCGTCCAACGGTAAGACTCCGCACTCTGAATGCGGCAATCGCGGTTCGAATCCGTGTCCCTGATCCAGTTCACTGAGGCGATGGCGAAATGGGAACGCTGCGGTCTGCAAAACCGCCAAGAGCCGGTTCGATCCCGGCTCGCCTCTCCAAGCGGATGTAGCTCAATGGCAGAGCATCGCGTTGCCAATGCGAGTACGGCGGTTCGATCCCGCTCATCCGCTCCAGCTTGCGGGCGTAGCTCAGGGGTAGAGCTTCGGTCTTCCAAACCGACGACACGGGTTCGATTCCCGTCACCCGCTCCAATACGAGTGTGGTCCAGAGGCTCACGACGGCGGTCTCCAAAACCGCAAACCTCGGTTCGATTCCGAGCACTCGTGCCACCCACCCTTCGACCATGGGTTAGGTCAGCGGTCTTTCAAATCGCAGGAGCTGGGTTCAAGTCCCGCAGGGTGGACCATTCCCCGTTCGACTTCTGGTGAGGTCGCCGGTCCTTGAAACCGGCCAGCGTGGTTCGAAACCACGACGGGGAACCATCAACCATCGAGCGGCCCGACATCGCGCTCGCCCGCGCCGTTCATGATGTCGGTCATGATGCGCTCCAAGATCGCGAGGTCGGTCATCTTGTCCCCACTTGTGCAAATCGAGGTGCAGCCTTCCGTGGTGTAGAAGGCCATCACGACGTGAAAGCGGTTGGTGCCAGCGGCCTCCGCGACGGTGCGACAGAAATCTCGAAACAGCTGGGCAAGCTTCTTGTCATCCAATTCCAGAAAGGCTTCCGTCCCGCTCACAGCGTCCTCCATGATCGTGGCAAGCCCAGCCGGAATCGAACCGGCATACCCGCATTAGAAGTGCGGTGCTCTATCCGTTGAGCTATGGGCTCGTGCCCCTTGTGCCATAGGGGGCACAGGCGGGCAAACCGCACCTCCGCACCTATGCTGCACCTATGGCGGATCGACGCCTCCGCAGCCGCTACCTAAGTGCCTGTTTTCTCGCTGCAAACGGCTGGCTTGGAAAACTCTTTACAAATCACTTCTAAGCAGTCATCCTTGGTGCTGCAATATCAACAGCTTATCGCGCAATCCCGCGCATAACCCGTTGAAAACGCAGTAAGGTGGGGCCTTAGACGCTATCGCAAATCATCGCATAAAGATCGATGCGTATGCGTACTAGCGCACACCTTTTGCACCTACCACGCACCTAGGAGAACCGACATGAAAACCAGCCTCACACCCAAGTTCATCGACGCCGCGAAGTCGGCGACAGCGCAGACGGATTATTTCGACGTGCTCTGCCCTGGCTTGTCGATCCGCGTGACGGACAAGGGCCGCAAGACGTGGAGCTTCACGTACACGTCGCCGGTCGACGGCAAGCGCTCGCGGATGTCGCTCGGGCTCTATCCGGGCCTGAGCCTTGCCGACGCGCGCATCAAGGCCACGGAGTGCAAGGGCCTCATCGAGAAGGGCGAGGACCCGGCGCTCGTCGCCACCAGCCTCCAGTTCGCGGAGAAGACCGTCAGTGACATCTTTGGCGACTGGGTGGAAATGTGCCTGAAGCCCAAGGGCCGTCGCACCATCGATGAGATCACTCGCCGCTTCACCGCCAACGTGAAGCCCATCGTTGGCTCGGTGCCGGTCGCGAAGTTCAGGATCGATCCACATCTCAATGCGGTCGTGGACCCCATCGTGAAGCGCGGCGCGCCGATCCAAGCCAACCGGGTGTTCTCCGATCTGCGCAGCCTCTTTAACTTCGCGGTCAAGCGCGGTGCGATCCAGTTCTCGCCCATCGCCAACGCCGACCAGCCCGCCCCGGAAAACGCCAAGGAGCGCTGGCTGAGCACCGCAGAGATCGAAACCGTGTGGGCGCTGCTGCCGCACGTCTTCCCCCGCTCCAAGTCTCTGGTGACGATCCTGAAGCTCTGTCTGGCGACCGGGCAGCGGGTGGGCGAAGTGCTGGGCATGACGCGGGACGAGATCGACCTTCAGGCCCGCATCTGGACGATCCCCGCGGAGCGGGTGAAGAACAAGCGCGAGCATGTGGTGCCGCTCAACGCGCTCGCCATGGAGCTGGTGGTCGACGCCATGAGCAAAACCAACAGCCGCTTCCTGTTCCCCGACGACAGCGGCGAGGACTGCCAGTCGCACCACATCGTCAACAAGGCGCTCCAGCTCGCCCAGAAGAAGACGGCCAAGGCGCCCATGGGCAAGTTCGGCATCCCTTACTGGACGCCGCACGATCTGCGCCGCTCGGTCGCCACGCAGATGTCGCTGGAGGAAAATGCGCTGGCGATCCCGGAGCTGCACATCAGCCACGTCCTGAACCACATCAGCGTCACCAAGGCCAGCATCACCGCCCGCATCTACAACAAGAACACCTACCTCGCGGAGAAGAAGGCAGCGCTGGACAAGTGGGGTGAGTTCCTTGCTAAACTGGTCGGCCACGAAGCCCACCCGCTCGCCAATGCGGCCTGATGTCTTAGGGGAGTTTCGGGGTGGGAAGCGCCGGGTGACAGAAATGTCCCCGGCGTTTGCTTTAGAGCAGAGTAGGTATCTGCTGAATGAAGTCTGGCATCCAGCCAACAGCTGCCCATTTAATTTTAGCGCGGGCCAACCGTCTCGCCATGTCGTTCGTGCCGCGGCCACCGGGAAATCCCACCGCATAGTCCAGCTTACCCTCATCGATCATACGTTGGTTGCGAAGCGGCCCCGCTTTTGGCCCCAAGCGCTTCCAATCGGCCTCGAATGTTTCGTACGGGATGCCGCGGCAGAAGGCCCAGAAGGCACCGCCCGTGTCGGCGCCGCGCGCGCCGCCTTGGATCACGCGTGTGATCGGAATGTGCGTTGCCTCTTCGTCCATGAAGGCGAACAGCAGCGGCCAATCGAGAAAGTCACGACCGCCGAAAATCAGAACGCGCATCAGTGCTTCTTGCTCACAATGTTGATCGGGATCGGCGGGTTCACGTCGCCCAGAACCCTCACCACCTCTTCGACCGGCATCCCGGACACCGTGGTGACGCCAACCGCACAGACTTCGCCATGCTCTGCATCGAAGTCCCGGAGCGCCTGAAGAAACTGTTGCAGCAACTCGCTGGGCATCTCTGCGACCAGATAGACGCGGCAACGTTCAGTCATGGGTCGATGGCTTCCACCACGCCGTCGAGCTTGTAGTGCAGTAGTTCGATACGGAGCCCGCGCGCTTTCGCCATCTCTTCGGCGGCCTCGCGCATCGGGCCTTTTGCCAGATGCTCCCTCGATGTGATCAGCGGTTGCCACGCCTGCGTTGGAAGCCCAAAGTCCATCAGCTGGGACGGAATGCCGTCTTTCCCCATGGGATCGTCAAACACCCACGCCCACATTTCTTTTCCGTAGATCGGATTCGTCATCAGTGCTTCGTCGCGGCTGGATCAAAGGGCATGAACGTCATCTGCATGTCAGGCCCCATCTCTGCCATCTGCACGACCGGCAGCTCCGAGATTGGGTTATTTCTCGCGTCCCGGATTTGCTGGTCGTAGAGCTGCCAAGGGTCACGAAAGAAGAACACCGCCCGGACGTGTCGGCGGAACGGCACCGCGTCGAACATCTTGACCAGCGCCGGACCCGTGACTGGGCGGTGGTTGATTGCACTCAGAAAACTCATGCGGTCCTGAGAGGCTTGGTGGACCGCGTACAAAAAGCGGATGGACGCGGCGATGATGCTCACCATCACCGTGTCCAACACCAAGAGTGGCGCCATCACGGCGTGCGAGCTTCCGCGCCCTTTTCGAGCGCGAATTCCCGGAACAGGTGCATCATCGTTTTGTTGGCAAACTCGTAGACACACAGGGTCACATCGCCGATCAGGTTCATGCGCAGGACGATCTTCCCGCGCATTGGTCCGGCAGCGTCCATGATGTCTTCAAGATCGTCTTTGGCGACCACGACGATGGCGAGCCCAAGGTTGCCAGCATCGAGGTGGCTGTGCTTGCCGCCGCCCCAGCGGTTGCTGCGCATGGGAAGCGGCGGCTCGTCCCGCAAGGCGCGCTCAACGCGCTCCTTCATCTTTTCGGAATATGCCGTCGTCCCGTCATTGAGCTGGATGAACACGCCCGGACTCGTGTAGCCCATCGCCGCCGCGGCCTTCGTACGGTTGCCGCCATGCTTTTCAATCAGCTGCGTCACTTCGGGAGCGAGATTCGGAAGTGGCCGCTGTGCGCGCCCGGCCTTTCCCGCGCCCGGCTTCTTCTTTTGCGACTTACGCGTGGGCTGCGACGCGCCCGTTGCTTCTGCTGCGGTTTTCATTGGCGTGCGCTTTAGCATTGCTTCGTGGTCCCCTTACTTCTGAATTGTCTGAGCGACGGAAGATTTTCACCTTGCAGTCCAGCGCCTCCAGCACCTTGCGGACTGTGCAGTGTTGCGGTCTTAGAGTGTCGTGGAAAAACCAGTTACGCAGGGTCGACGGTGATACACCCGCCTTGTCCGCCAGCTTCTCCAAGAACTCTGTGGTAAGACCTCCGTCGAAGTCTTGAGCCTCCCCTCTTATCAAGTCAATAATCGGGTCTTTCTCTTCCTTCAGAAACCGATAATCCGACACCCTAAGCCCGTGTGAGCGTTGAGACTGTACACGGAATGTACGGGGTGGGCACACCTTTTGTCCACCCCCTTGGTCGGGCTGGGCTTTTTCAGAAAGTCTACGATTCGTTCTGTGGGTAAAATCAGTCATCTATCCCTCTCTCCGGTTAAGTCAGCTCTTTGATGCGGCTGAGCACTGCGGCATTGAATTCGCCGATCAGCCGGTCTTCATCGTCAAACTCTTGGCTCTTGATGATTTCCCGCCCGCGCAGGGCGAAGTCCTCAAGGTCTTCGCGCGATGAGAAGTCGCGAACGTCGTCAATAAGTCGCCCTAACATTCCGGCTCCGGCATCGTTGGGAGTGGGCACGCCCTCTGAGGGTGGGGCATCCTCCGGCGCGCCCAGCTGCGCCAACGCCACGTCCGCGTCTTGCGTGGCAGCGTCTCTCAATCTCGCGAACTCTGTAGGCTCATCCTCACGTTCGATGGTCTTCATGATTTCTGCGGACAGCGGCAACCGCTTTGCGAGAACGCGGATCGCCGTCTTTTTCCACATCTCTTCTTCCCACTCCGCCCAAGGTCCGGAGTTCTTGGCGCGGCTGACGTTCTTGCGCTTCATTACATCCAGTTTGTGAAGCGGCTCATATTCGACATAGCCGGTGTCCTTGAACTTGGCGTAGGCGTAGACGAGAACCTTTTCGCCGCGGTCGCCCCACAACATCGGCTCGTGGCTGATCTTTGGCTCGCCGTCTTCGATCACGTAGCGGAAGCGGCCCGCATCGATCTCTTTCTGGTAGACGATGCGCGCCCCGATAGAACTGATCTCGCCCGACTGCCTGATCTTCTTAATCAGGCCGAACACCATCGGCATCCATTGAACTGTTTTCTTGCCGCTGCGGTCGTTGAACGTGACCAGCGCGCCTTCGCGGCCATCCGGAAGCAGCCCGTCGTTCGCCGCCTTCAGGCATTCGTTGTAAAGCGAGCGCCGATCCGCAACGAGCAGGTTCGGGTCCTTCGCAATCGCGGTCATGACCACCCGCTCAAACCGCTCTGGCGGAATGTGCGACGGCAGCGACACGCGGAATTGCGGTCGCATCTGTTCCAGCCCTTGCCGGAGCTGGAGCGCAACGGAATTGCGGTTAGTCGATGGCGCCTTCTGAGGTGTCGTCATCGAATCCTGCTCCGGCGTATCCGTTGTCGTCATCAAAATTCTCCATCGTCTTAGTGACCCACCACGGGGTGTCGAAGTAGCGCGGCTCTGTGGTGTAGCCGGGCCAGATGCCGGTCTCTAAACAGCGCGCGAAGATGTGCAGCGCCTTGCGGTACTGCATCCGCCCGAACTCAATCTGCTCCGTGGTGAAGAGGCGCATGTCGCACAGATAGGGAACGTCCTTTTCCTGCACGACATGCGCCATCCCAAGCGGCTTTACGTCCAGCACCGTCGCAATGCCGTCTAACGCCAGCGCCGCTTGCATCTCGTATCCGTACTTAAAAACATCGTTCGACAGCTTCCGCGGCTCGATGCTGATGCACGTCTTGTATTCGCAGGCGAAGCGGATCGCCGGGTGCGTCGGGAGCCAATCGGGCCGCGACTTGAGCCACACGCCGGTTTCCGGGTCCTTCCAGATCAGCGACATCTCCGGCTTGCCTTCGCTGAAGGCGCGCATTACCTGCGGCGCCTCCCGCTGCGCCTTCGCCATGGCGTTGACCGTTTCCATCTCTTCGATGCGCACCACCTGCTTGGTCTGGCTGTCGCGCCAGAGCTGCGCTTCCTTGGTGCGGAAGTCGGCGTACGGGCTGATGATGAACTTCGACTTGAATTCCGGCTCGCCCAGGACGAGCGCATGAGCGGCGCGCCCGAAATTCAGCGCCACCGTTTCCTTTTTCTTCATCCGCGCCGGATTGAGGTCGCTTGTCGCGTACCATTTCTGCGGACAGCCGTGCATGATCGCCCGCAATGACGACGACGATACGGACGGGCCGTCGCAGCACGCTTGCGTGTGATAAAGGTCTATGTCCAGTGAGTACAAGCCGTCCGCGGTGATCACAGGTGTCTCCAGCTTCTGCCCAAAAGAAGACTGCACACAGTGCCCGGCGCCACGCCGTATTCGTTGGCAATCTCTTTGTAGGTTGCCGTCCGTGGCGTGTGTCTCATCCGAATTTCCTTTGCAATGTGCTCGGTGAGTATCGCGTTGTAATGGCGCTCCCCAGCGCAACCACGTCCCTTTGCTGCTTTATCCGCGTTGTTGATGGCGCGCGTGCCAACAAACAGGTGTGCCGGGCGAACGCAGGGTGAGCCTGTAGTGGCCTCGCCTGAATCTTGCGCGCCTGAAGCTGACCATACCCGCGCTTGGCCCGACTTGCCGTCCAAATCCAGCAGTCGCCGCTGCGATCTACTTTCGACCAAAACCGGGCCACGAACGTTTCGTCATATATCATGCGGCCCCCTTGCTCTTCGGAAAGGCCGTGACGTTGCCGCCCAGATCGCGGATCACACGCTCGGCGGCTTCTAGCTTCTGCTCCAGTTCCTTGACGCGGCGCTTGAGCATCGCCGTTTCATCCGCGGCCTTTTCCGGACGGCGGAGGTGCCACTGGTGGCCTTCCGGGCAATACATCACGCGCGGCGCAACATCGCCGCGGTCCCGGATGCGTTCAGCCGCTTCGTGCAGCTCTTGGGAAATCCCGAACAGGATGCCGCACGTCGGACAGGCCATTTTGACGAGATCGGTCATGCGGCTCCCGCTGGCGGGGTATCGAGCACGCGTACGATCTGCACGGGCTTGGCAACGTGGTGGGCTTCACTGTGCAGAATGGCGATGCCGAAGTGCCGGGTTGGGAATTTCGTTTTCAGCCGTTCGGCAGCAACGACCGCATCCTCCAGGGTGTGGCACACGTCGTGGACGTACGTCTCTTTCGTCCATTCGAAGGCGCGGCGCTCCAGCACGAAGTACGCGACCTCGATGCGCCCAATGGTTTCGATCTCGTCGTCCATCGTTACCTCCGCAGCTGGTTGATGGCGTGCGCGATCTCATCGACGCTCCAGATCAGCGAAGAGCGAATGACGCGGATCGTGCCGTTCGGCACCATCTGCACCAGCGCCCGGCGCACGATGGGCCGCGACTTGTACGGGCCTGTGCCGGAACCCGGCTCCGACACCACCAAGGTGCAGAGGAAGTGGCCGTGATTGATGAGTGTGCGCATCGCCGTCATTGCTTGCCTTTCATCAATGCGAGCCGTTGCAGCGCGTCTTCGCATTCCGATTTGCGCCAGCGCACTGAGCGTTCCCCCACGCGGATCGGGGACGGATAAACGCCACGGCGCATCCCTCGATACAGCGTGGAGAGATGAATCCTCCCGAAGAAGGCACAAACCTGTTTGGCACTGAGCAGTTCGTCATCAGCCATCCGCACGCGCGGCCTCCGCCAGAAGTTTTTGGACTTTCTCTTCGGCATCGACGCGCATCTGCGCAGCCTGCATCAGCATGAAGAGCCCTTCCTCTTCGTGCTCCCACGAGTGCAGTTCGATGTCGGTCAGATTTCCCGGATGGATGTGCGCAAAGTAGCGCTTGCGCGCTGCATCAAGCTCGGAAACGAGCCGAAGCCACTTTTCGTGTTGCTGTTGTCGCGCGTCCACCATGTGGCGCGAGTTACGAAACCAGCACACCCCGCGCAAGGGCGGAGTGCGGTCATGGGCGCCAAAAAGGGACGGCTATGCGTCCTTATGCACAGGAACGCGAATCAGTCGAGGGAAGGGCTGTTGCGGGAGGCAAGGGCTTGTAAAGCCCGCAGCGCCTTGCGCTTTTTGACCTCCGGCAGCTTGGCGTAAATCTGAAAGATCGTAGCCTGTTCGTAAGGATTGACCTCGATGAGCGCCATTGGCGAACAGTCCAGCGCCTTCGCCAGCAAGACGAGATAACGCTGCTTATATGCGAGCTTTCCGCTTTCGAGACGGTTGACTGTCTCTCGCGCCAATCCGGCCTTCTCTGCAAGATCGCCCTGCGCGGCAATACCTCTGAATTCCCGCCACGCCCTTATGAAGTTCTTGCCATAAGGCCCGAATTTCTGAGCCGGTTGCTGGCCGTCATGCTTAACCACAGGTGGTCTCCTAGGACATCAGTTTAACCATAGGTTCGTGTGCATAGCATGTACACTTTGGGATGGGAAGAGTGTGAATAGACGCGCACCGACTGTTGCGCAGAGGTGTGCTGGCCCCGTACATCGCGGCCATGACGAACACCAAGCTTCAAGAGTGGATGACGCGTAACAAGCTGAACGACGGCGAGGTCGCGAAGCGCCTCAAGTCCATCAGTCGCGTTCAGATCAGCCGCATACGCCGCGGCGTTGCCTGCGCCTCCACGAAAACAGCGATGCAGCTGCAACAGCTGACCGGCATCCGCTGGCACCACTTCGTAAGACAGCCGCCGAAGATGAAGAGGTCACGGTGACCTACTCCCCGGCCAGCACACACTTGAGCGTGCAGCTCTTGCAGAGCTGGTGCAGCAGTTCCGACGCACGACCGCCAGCGCCGTCGCCTGGCACCATGCCCAGTTTCTTGCGGCGCAGTCCGCCTATGCCGAATTGCAAACACCAGCCCGCGCCGCGCTCGTTGCGTTCCAGCTCCAGTTTGCAGGCCAGCAGAATCAGATTCGCGTCGAGTGGCGGCAAAGGCCGCATTTCATCGAGTTTATCCGGCATCACGACACGTCCCAGCCGTGGCAGCGAGTCGCAGGCTAGCAGATTGGTCATGTACCGGACAAGCACAGGGGGCAAAGCATGACCAGCATCAGCTTCACCATACCCGGCAGGATCGCGGGCAAGGCTCGTGGACGCGCCGTGGCGGATAAGTTTGGCCGCATCACCGTCTACACCGCCAAGAAGACCCGCAGCCATGAAGCGCTGGTCCGCCACTTCGCAGCGCAAGCCATGCGTGGCGTCGCGAAGATGGAAGGGCCGGTGGAGCTGCACGTCAACATGTGGCTGAACCCGCCGCCGTCGTGGTCGAAGAAGAAACGCGGCATCACGAAATGGATCACCGGCAAGCCCGATTGCGACAACGTGCTGAAGCTGCTGTCCGATGCGATGAACCACATCGTCTACACCGACGATCTCCAGATCGCCCGTGTCAGCTTCGTGCGCCGCTACACGATGGTGCCCGAACACATCTATGTCCGGGTGCAAACCCTGGACGAAGGGGCGCTCGATGTGCCCAGCACGCGGGCGCCGGACGAGCCGGACATGGGGCAAGAGCATGAGCAAGCCAAAACACAAGATGGCAGTGGACTTCCGCAAGTGGGACTCAGCGACAACGGAGCGTGCCAAGAAGATGTGGTTTGAACGCGTCGGCCCCACCGCAATCGCCAACGCTTTGGGCCACGGCTACACCAAGGATGCCGTGCGCAAGAAGGCGCTGCGCGATAACTGGCCGGTGATGCAGATCGATGCAAGGCCCACGCGTGAATACCGGCAGGACCCGCAACGCGTGGAGTTCTTGAGCGGCAACCGCGAGCCCAAACCGATGCGCCTCGATGGCAAGCCGATCACCATGGCGAACTGCAAGGACGCGCACTGCCAGTGGATCGCCGGAGAACCTGGAGCGAAGGCCCAGATGTGCGGCCACCCCGTCTTTCGCAAGCGCTGGTGCCGTTACCACTTCGTCCGGGCGGGAGGCGTGGTGTGAAGCATCGTGAGCGCATGATCGAACTGCTGCGGAGGTTCGCCGCTCAGGGCAAGACCCTCGAATGGTGTACCGGCAGGCTGGTCATGCGGCGCTCACGCAAGACACTGGAGCGCTACTGCCGCTTGGGCGGCATCGAGTTCCCCGACTACAAGCCGCGAAAGAGGATCGCTTGAGGATATGCGGTGGATGTGGGGGCAACAACGACCGACCAAAGGGGCAACGCTACTGCAAGGCGTGCCACGCGGCCTACATGCGGGAATGGCGCAAGCAGCACCCGCTTACTGCCGCCCAACGTCGGAAGGATGCCGTGCGCAGTTACGCCAACGTGTATCTCAAGCGCGGACGATTGAAGCGCGAGCGATGCCGTGTCTGTGGAAAGAAGGCCGAAATGCACCACCCCGACTACGGCAAGCCTCTGCGCGTGAAGTGGCTTTGCCGCAAACATCATCTGGCGCTGCATTCCCGGAAGAAAAGAAGGGGAATGTTTCTGTGAAACGTTGGATCACACGGACGGGCCTATGGTGCGGCCCTTTCCAGATCGGGCGGCGGCAGTGGAAGTTCGGGTACGACGCGTTTGTGGATCGTGATCAGGTGCCGCCGCCAGAGGACGCGCTGATCGGGCGGTATGCGCCCAGAGCCAAGAGGAAAGACGCATGCGTGGGCAAATCGATCTGACGGCGCACCAGCTCGGCAAGGCTGTGGTTCACAATGCGCGGCGTACCAAGCGCACCAAGATGCAGAAGATGCCGGATGCGACCTATCGGCAGCTGTGGCGGATTGCGGACGGCGCCGTGCGGGATGCTTTCGCCAACCATCCCGAATATCTCACCCAGAAGGGCCAGCGCGATGCCAGACAGAGCATTGTCAAGCGCGTGACTGGTGCTTTCTACGGCTACGCCGCGCAAGCGGCGCGGGGCCGATCCGCGAATAAAGCGGCGGCTGATAAAGCTGACCTCACCACTGGGGGCGGCGAACCGAGCCTTAGCACAACGGGCTCGTGGATGCCTCTGCGAAACGGCGGCATCCGGGCGGCGGTTAGCAGGATCGCCGCCCACCTATTTCGGAGGCGTCCATGAGGATCACCGAAAAGCTTGGCGCCGCGATGATGACGTTCGTCGTCGTGGTCGGCTTCCTGGGCATGTGCCTCGCGGTGCCTTTGTTCGCGATCATCGGGCTGCTGGAGGTGTTCGGGCTGCTGGGACTGGTGACTGTCTCCGGCGTCGCGTTTCTGCTGCTTTGCATTGCGGTCACGCTGCGGGTGCTGAGCGATACGGATTATCTAACGAAAGAATAACCGGCACGGAGGGACGTATGCCGACTAAGCTAATGACAGTTCGTGAATGGATCGCGGTGCCCGACAACCCGATCCAGCGGGACACCGAGCGCCACGCGCAGAAGGCCAAGCATCTGCACACGCCGAAGCCCACGCACTGGATCGTGTTCGCCTGCGAGTTTCCGGACGGCAAGATCGTCAAGCTGGACGGCCATACCCGCGCGCTGCTGTGGAAGCGCAACGAAATTCCGCAGCCCCGCAGCGGCCACGTCGAATGCCATCTGGTGCCGGTCAAGAACGAAGCGGAGGCGATGGACCTCTATCGCACCTTCGACTCCAAGGAAGCGCTCGAAACCGTCGCCGACAAGGTGTCCGGCGCCTTCGGCCATCTGAAGTTCCATCCGGACTCGGTGCTGCTCCAGCGGGGCGGCATCTCGTCGGCGCTCAAAGGCGTGTGGAACGTCTATTGCGGGCGCGCCATGTCCAGCCACGAGCAGAAGCGCGACAGCAACGGCAAGATCAAGAAGGTGCCCTTCGACATCTACGCGGCCATCGATGAGTTCGCCACCGAGCTGTTCGCGCTGGACTCGTACAACCTCAAACCTGGGGAGTGTGCGAGCGGCGTCCTTGCCGCGTTCATCCTGACCTATCGCCGTCACGGCATGAAGGTGGTGCCGTTCTGGACTGCGGTGTTCGGCAATGGCGGCGAACGCAGCCACGGCAAGATGGACGGTGTGCAGGCCGTCGTGGAGCTGATTCTGGGCACGACCCGGCGCGGACGCGGCACGAACTGGAATACCATCAACGATCTCTGCGCGCGCTGCGTCATGGCCTGCGAGAAGTGGCTGGAGAACGAGTATTTCATCCAAGTGCCGCGGCCTTACGACCTCACCGGCTACATCGCCGGACTGGAAGCCAAGGTCACGTTGATCAAGAAGGAACAGCGGAAATGAGCGATCTTTATGTTGGCGATGACACCGTTGGTAATGCAGTGCGGGAGTGGTCTCGGTACGGTAACCAAGTTCTGTCCGTGGCGACACGCAGCGACGGCTTTGTCTTTCTTCTGGTCAAGTCCGGGCCGCGCATGATTCGCGTGAAGGCTGGGTGCCGCGACTTCACCATTGAGCAATATCGCAAACACACGCGGACATACGCGCGGAACAACCACAAGCGGTACGGCTATCCACCCGGCTTCGCTGCCGCCAAGAAGAAAGAAACGCTGGCGATCCTGGCGTTGTTTGAATTGCAGCTGAAGAAGGGATTGTGATGACCAAAACTGCACTCGTCTGCGGGGCCGGCGGCTTCATCGGCTATCATCTCGTCAAACGGCTGAAGCTGGAGAACTACCGCGTCTACGGCGCCGATCTGCACATGCCGCACTTCGGCGTGACGGCTTGCGACGAGTTCTACATCGGTGATCTGCGCAAGCAAGACTGTGCCGACGACGTGATGGCCTGCGAGCCCGACGAAATCTACCAGCTCGCCGCCGACATGGGCGGAGCGGGCTACATCTTCACGGGCGAGAACGATCTCGCCGTGATGCAGAACAATCTGCTGATCAACATGAACGTCGCCGCCGCGGTCCATAAGTACGTCCACTACGCACGCTGCTTCTACGCCTCTTCGGCGTGCGTCTACCCCGCCAACATCACCGACTGCATCGAGGAACTGGCTTACCCCGCCAATCCCGACAGCGAATACGGATGGGAAAAGCTCTACAGCGAGCGTCTGTGGCAAGCCCACGCCCGCGACGGCATGGATGTGCGTATCGCCCGCTTCCACAACATCTTCGGCCCGTACGGCACCTTCAAAGGCGGCAGAGAGAAGGCCCCGGCAGCGTTGTGCCGCAAGATCGCCGAAGCCAAGGACGGCGGCGAGATCGAAATCTGGGGCACCGGGCTACAGCAGCGCTCGTTCCTCTATATCCACGAGTGCATCGAGGGCATCCGTCGCCTCATGTCGTCCGATGTCAGCGAACCGATCAATCTCGGATCGGAGCGAATCATCACGATCAATGGGCTCGCGACGCTGATCTGCGACATCGCAGGCAAACGACTGCGCTACAACAACGTGCCAGGGCCGGTCGGCGTCGGTGCGCGCACTTCCAACAACGCGTTGATCCGTGAGAAACTTGGGTGGGCTCCGATGGAGAACCTGATGAACGGGTTGCGCGAGACATATGCGTGGATAGCAGAGCAGCAACAATGAAATCGCCGCGTCCATGGAGCATAGAGACCGTCCGGCTTGAAGGCGGCATTGACCCTGACATTCACGAAGGACTGATGATTATCGATGCGGAGGGAGAACGGGTCTGCATGTTGTTCGAACATTGCGGGCATAGTTTTGCACGCTTTCCCAATGATGAGCAGAATGCACGGCTGATTATCAAGGCCGCTTCCCGTGCCGCTATTAAGCAATGCCTGCATTGTGGTGTGAGGTTTGAAGCCGGTCGCGGTGCGGGCCGTCGCGCAGACGCCAAGTTTTGCTCCGAAGAGCACAAGATCGCGTACCACAGTCTCGCGCGGAGCAGGGGAGGCGGCTAGGGCCTTGTGCCTGCCTGGTACAGTGTGCATCATCGGTACACCAGAAGAGAAGGGACGCTCTTATGACCATCCGTGACATGAATATTCTTGACCGTTCGGGCCACATGAACGTGCAGTGGGACCCGGACAAGGAAGATGAAGTCAATGCAGCACGCGCCACGTTCGACAAGATGAAGTCCAAGGGCTACTCGGCCTTCGTCTCCGAAGGCGGCGAGAAGGGCAAGAGGCTGGAGCGCTTCGACCCCAGCGTTGAAGAGATGATTCTGACGCCGCCCATCCAAGGCGGCTGATATGCCGCGCACGATGACGGCACCGTTCGGGTTCGGGGTTGGCGGCACCGCCCCAACCCTGCACCCGGCAACGTACCCGAACTACAACAATGTGATCGTCACGAGTGGCGTAACGGGCGGAACGTTCACCTACACCGTCGTTGGCACTACCAGTTCAACGATCATCCTCTATCCAACCAGCTATCCCATCATGCAAGCGCCGTACTACGCCAACCTTGGTCTAAGCGCGGATGAAGCAATCGCGCTGGAGGATTGCATTGCGCTGACGGAATCGCGGGCCGCTGTGCGTGAGCCAGATCGCGCACAAGAGGTCCGAGCACGGATCGCGGCGCATGATCCTCATGCCGCCGCCGCACGTGCGCGTGAGCTGTTGATCGAACATCTTACTGCCGAACAACGCGAGACATACCAGCGCCACGGCTTCTTTGTCGTTGAAGGTGGCCGCAGCAAACAGAAGTATCGCATCCGCTCCGGCTCATTGATCGGCAACGTCGATGTGCTGGACGGCGACAATGTGCGCCACCGGCTTTGTGCGCACGCCGCGCACGAAATCCCCATGGGCGACCAGCTGTTGATCCAGAAATTCCTGCTGGAGCACGATGAGGATCATTTCCTGCGAACAGCGAACCGACACGCGCCTGTGAGAATGTGATGTTGCGAGCGAGATGGTTTGACAGCGGGCGCGCACCACAATGCGAGCCCGATCCGGAATACCCCAATGGCATCGACATCGACGCGTCACGCGGCGCTCCCGCGACTTGCACGGTGCAGCTGAAATATCCCGCACCACGTTGCGGCCAGTACCTCATCACCTGCGACACCTGCAAACAGGTTGTAGTGGTTTCTACAGCAGGCCGCCCCGACGATCCCAAGAGCGTCAAACTCGCTTGTCTGCTGGATCGCGTGACGAGACAGTAAGCGCATTCCTGCAACGTTAAGCGCGCTTATGCGATGAACATGGTGCGTACAGGGAAGCCCCGTTTTGCGGGGCTTTTCTATTGCTTCCGACACGCGGCGGACGTACCACGCGAACGGTAGGGGGACAGTCCATGGACCTGCCGGAACCACTCGCAACACCCGACCTCGATCTCCGCAGCTTCCGCTGGATGAAGCTCGATCTGCTCGCGCTCTTCAATTCTGACTTCAACACCATCACCAACGATGCCGCGTGGAGAGCGGGGGTAACATTGTGGGGAAAGGCGTGGCATCAGGTGCCAGCTGGTTCGCTTCCAAACGATGACACCACGCTGTGCAGCTTGGCCGGACTGGGCCGCGATCTGCGTACATGGCGGAAGATAAAGTCGCAGGCGATGCACGGCTTTACGCTATGCAGTGACGGTCGGTACTACCACGGCTTCCTGTGCGAAATGGCGCGTGACGCCTTCACCGGAAGGCAGCGATACGAGACCAGAAAAGCGGCGGATCGCCAACGGAAACGCGAGAAGAATTCCAGCGGAATTCCAACACCAGTTCCAGCGGAATTCCACCGGAAAACGCTCTTAGAGGGAGAGAGAGAGAAAGAAAGAGAAGATACACCCTCACTTCGTTCGGGTGTTTGCGTCGCGGCTTCTCCGAAGCCCGCTCCGCCGCCCGCCGTGATCGAGCCCGACTTCGTGGTGATCCCGATTTTGGGAAACGAAGAATTCCACGTTGGCGAAAGCGTGGTCGCCGACTACGAGCGCACCTACCCAGGCGTCGACATCCGACAGCAGCTGCGCGAGATGCGGCGCTGGGCCATCGACAATCCAACCTTGCGCAAGACGCGACGTGGAATGCCGCGGTTCATGAACCAGTGGCTCGCCAAGGAACAAGATCGCCTCGCACTCAACGGAACACGACATGGACGACCAGCCCCAATCCAAGCCCACCTTGCCGGACTCGCAAGCCTCATCCGAGACCCCAAAACCGGAGATTGACCGGCAAAAGGACCGCGCGATCATCCAGATGCTGGCGCAGCTGTCGTTGCTGTACTGGCGTCCGGAATTCACGCCGGAGCTGGCGCGTGAGCTGTATGCGATGTACGTGGATGATCTGCGCAGTTTTCCGATCTGGCTCATCGAGCGTTCGATCCAGAATTACCGCCGCGATGGCAAGAACAGGTTCTTCCCGACGAGCGGGCAAATCATCGACGGCATCAAGCTGATCGAAGCGCAGGCCAAAGAGGCAGCATCGGAAACACCGCGCGATCTCAACATGGATTTGATGCAGCGCCCGATCCAGTGGTGGCTGCTGCGACGCGAACATTGGCAACCGCACTGGCGCGAAGATGAAATTCCAAAATCGTGGTTCGACCGATGAGCAGGAAATCACGCCGCCGTCGCGAGGCCGCGAAAAAAGTCGTCAAGCAAGGCACACCGACACCGCAAGGCGATGCACCGATCCGGCCCAAGAGCGGCCCCGGTCAGGTGTTCAAGGACGAGCTGATCGACATGCAATCCGGTTACGCCAAACGCTTTCGCAACATCGGCTACTCGCCACTCGTGCTCGCGTTCTACCGCGGCCATCTCGTCACCACCTACCCGCCAGGATTCGCAGAAAGCCTCATCGTCGCCGCGGATGAACGCCTCGATGCGGGCGAACAGTTCGAACGCACATGGTTCGTCATGCACCGCTCAGGCTCGCGCGACAGCACCGTGATGGGCATCAGCGGTTATACCGGCCTGTTCTGGACCGAAGCCAAACAGCTCGCCTCCGACCGCATCGCCGACATCCGCCACACCCTGTCGCGCAACGACTTCGCGATCCTGCAAGCGTTCTGCGGCGAGATGCACCCAGCCCCCGTCGCCTTGGCGCGTGCCGGTGTGCCGTTCAATCCCAAACAGCCATGGCCGCGGATTTGTGAGGCTTTGGACGGACTGGTGTACATGCAGCGTGGATTCATCAAACCGCAACGCATCGCATCTCGTGCTACAGCCGCAAGCGTTTCTCGCGTTTCCGAGCGTGCGTCGCCGGAGGTGTGTTGACAGAACCGGAATTTTACGAGACATAAATCGGCAGTCGCAGTAATGCGACCTTCCTGATTGATCCCCCTCCACTTACCCCCGGACCCCTTCCGGGGGTTTTTCTTTGCGCGCGGCGGCGGGTGGCTGCTCACCTACGTCCCCACCGTGCTGTCCCCGTCGCGCGCAAGCCCCATGCCGTGCATCGACCCGTGAAACCACCGCAAGGAGACCCGCGCGTGTGGCGATTCCGCAACCTGTCCCTGATTCCCCTGATCCTCGAACAAGGAGCCCGCATCATGGCCGCGATTGACGATCTGAACGCCGCTGTTACCGGACTGACTTCCGCCGTCTCCAGCGCCGTCGCACAAATCCAATCCGAACTGAGCGCGCTGCAAGCCGCGCTCGCGAGTAACGACAGCGCCGCGATTGAAACCGCCGTGAGCAACATCAACGCGCAAGCGTCCTCGCTCAATACCGCGGTCGCGAATGCGCAAGCCGCGCTCAACCCGCCGCCGCCACCGTCACCAACGCCCTAATCCGCGGACACCGCGCCAGAGCGCGTAGGAAGGCCGTACGCGGCTTTCCCGCTCTGGGCGTGTCCGTGATGGTTTTTGGGGCGTTCGCCAGCGTAGCGCGAAATTTGCCGCAAGAATTTTGATCGTAGGCCCTCAAAACGAAAACGGCCCGCGTGTGCGAGCCGTCTCGTTTCGCAAGTGTGCGCGTGCGTGCGCGTGTGGGCGCTACGCCGTGTGAAGCCGGGCCAGCTTGAGCAGGCGTTGCGCGTGGGCGTGACAGCGCCGGACCATCCAAGCCGACACCTCGTCGGGGATCGCCGCGTCGCCCGCAACCCAGCGCCGCACCTGACGCTCGTTCTTGCCCAGCTCGCGCGCGACCGCGCGTTGCCAGACGTTGGGCGCGTACAGTGCCTCGCCCAGTGTGCGGAATTGCGCGGGGGTCATGTTCTCCTAGCCTGTTCTCCTGCCCGTGTGCGGGCGTACGCGCGCGAGTGGAGACCCGCGCGCTAACGTCCGTTCACAGGAACCAGAACCCCGCCAGAACCGCTACCGCCAGCAGCAACGGCAACGCGCCGTTGCTCAGGCCGGAGACGGTCCAGCGGGCGAGGGTGTTAAGCATGGGGGTCCTCCCGCAAGATCGTGAGGTTTGAGGGGAACGCGTCAAAATACGCGTTTGCGCCGTCAAACTCGACCGTGACAACTTTGCGGGACTTGACGGGCCGGATAACCGTTGCGTCGCGTCCCACAAATTCTGCCTTGCTGCCGTGATAGCGCACGCGTGCGCCTTTCGTGAATTCGTGCAATTCGCTCATAGTCTCGTTCTCCTAGATCGCAGCTTGATCGCTGCCAGAGGCGCACGGGGAGACCGTGCGCCCTTGGGCAAGGGTCACTTGTAAACTGCAATTCCGTTTGAGTAGCAGCTGTCCACTTCGCGCCCTTCCGGGACATCACCCGGACGCAAGATGTACAGAGACGCGCCGCGCGGGTCTCCTTGGATGTACGCGCGCATCTGGGGATAGCGCGCCATGACTGTCTTGAGACGCTTTAGCGCGCCCTTCTCACGGTCTGGAACGCGCGAATAGCGCGAGCGTCCGGAACCGCCGCTGAATTCCCAATGCGGCGCGCCGTTGTCATCGTAGTCGAATTGTGCCGTTTCCTTGTTCCACTTCCCGCGCACGATGCACGCGTTTTCCGTGCCGCATTCATATTCGTGCCAGCGATGCAATGTCATTGCGATACGGCGCAACGTGAAAGCGTCGTCCATCACAATTCCGGCTTGCATAAGGCGCAAGATGCATTCCGGGTTACCGTTGTGCGTTGCCATAGCTTCGTTCTCCTAGGTTATGCAGGTAGGCCCTGCCAGAGACGCGCACGGCCCCGTGCGCGCCCTTGGGCAAGGTCTAGGCAAGCATCTTCGCGGGTAACTGTACCCAGTGCCCGTGTTCGCACTTCTCGCCGCTTTCACTGGTGAAGCGGTTCACGACTACGTTGTCTGCTTGATGCGAGCATTCCGGGGTTCCGCCGCAATAGACGCCACAGTTAGCGCAGAATTCCGGTAGGTCCCCGCCTTCATGGCAGCCGTTCCAGCCGTTGTATGGGCCTATATCTTCGTGCGTGGCGCAGTAATCCTTGTGGCAAGGATCGCTGCAAAATGGGATTACGTCTTGAACGTGTCCCCATTCGTTTTCGACTATGTGAACGTGCATTGCATCTGTCTCCTAGGGTTAGGCGTCATGACGACACCGCAAGGCGGACGCGTGAAACGTCCGCAATGCGCTAGCGTCAATAGTCGCGTTCTAGCGTGTCCATTTCGGCGTTGCGTTCCTCTGCTTCGCGTTCCTCTTCTGCGATGCGCGCACGTTCCTGCTCTTCAAATTCGCGTTGACGTTGCGCGTCATATTCCGCGTCGCTATGCGCCGCAATCGCCGCATCCTCTGCCGTTGTGTACACAGTGCCACCAAGGGAGCCGCACATACCGTTCCCCATGGTCCAGCCCGCTAGAAAGCCGCGCGAGTGTGGTAGGCGCGCGATAACCGGAACCATCGTGCAATCTTGGAATTCGTCGCAGTAGTAGCCTTCGACATAACGGAAGCGGGCACTGCGGCGAATATGGTCGTTTGCCAGTTCCAAGCGGAGATCAAAGGAACTGCCGTGCGCGTCAACGCGTAGTCCACTAGACGCTTGATAAAAGCCGCGCCCTTTTCCCGCTTCTGTCGGTTTCCAGTGATAGGGGCCGCAATATTTGCGGCTTTCAAGGCGCGCCTTAAGCGGCTTTGCGTAGTCGATTAGAACGATATCGCTAAACATGGTTTCTGGTCTCCTAGGTTACCGTGCCGTTCGCACGCGGACGGACGCGGGGTTAGCGCGCCCTACCGTGTACGGACTATTCGTCGGTGTCGTCTTCGGTTTCGTCCCCGTACGTTTCGTCTAAATACTCTTGCGCGGCTTGTTCAGTGTCGAAGACGGACCATTCCGTGCAATCCATGTAACCGGGAGCGGAAAGGCGCGCGCCGTATCCCATGCGTGTCTTGATTTCCCAAATGCGAGACCCTTCGTAATAATCGCGGACGATGGCGCGCCTTGTGTCGAAAGCATCATTTTCGCGCGTGAACTCTTCGCCATCCGTCCATCCGCCACCAACAACATCAGCGGGAACGAACGTAGTGCCGTTGTCTCCGTCAATTTCGATCCAGAGACACCGCGCCGTGATTTGTTGCTGCATGAATGACATGGTTTCATTCTCCTAGGGTTAGGTCCGCAGATTAGGACAAGGGCCTAGGACTTAGCAAGGGGCTTGATTTGGCAGCAGTAACGCCTATGGCAGTGAAATTGCCGCGGCGAGAAAGGGAAGCGGCCGTAGCCTATGCCAAGGCGCGGGGAATGACACAAAGCGGCTTACTCAAGACGGCATTGCGCGCCTTTTTGGCTGCAAACCCGCTTCCGGTAAATCTCCCGGTAAATCCGCAGCTTGTCGTTCCCCTCGCGCCTACGCGTGTTTTGACACCGCGGCCAGTCGTCCAAGGCGGAGAACGCTTCACGGACGTTGCGTGAGTTAGGGGCTTAGCGTCGCGGTTTCCGCCGCGAAAATCGTCCGTTTCCGCGCCATTTCCGCCCCGCAACGCGCGCGCAATCGTCCAGGAAACTGAGTAAAAGACAGTTTGCCCACTCGAAATCTTCCAGGCTTATCAAAGCGTTATGCGTCCTTAGCGCTTTGTTAGGTGCGCGCTAGGTGCGCGGGCGGACCCGTGCCAGATCGGACCCGCCCTCGCGCCCCGCACCCCCGATGGGACGAGTGAGATACAAAAAATCGAGCTACCACCCCTCTCCCCGCCAAAAAAATTCCCCCACGCGCATCCCCGGTGTACACTGCGCGCACACACAGGGGACATGCCATGCGCACACGCTTTATCCTCCCGTTCCTGGCCCTTCTCACGGGTTGCGCGCACGATAACTACGCTGTCATTCCCAACGGTCCCGGCTCATCTGACCGCCTCTCTGCCGATCTCAATGAATGTCGTGATGAAGTAAACCGCGTGTATTTCGCCTCGCAGCACAATGGTTTTGGTGTTTTCGCGCCGCTGGGACTGCTTGGTGGCGTGTTGAAGGCGTCTGCTGATGCGGAGCATCCGCCGATGCTGCCGAACCAGATTGATCCTGCGATTGAAGCCTGCATGAAGAAGCACGGCTACATCGGGACGAGTGAGAACTGATGGAGTTTACTGCCCTCTGCCTCTGCGGCCACGCGCGGGACGATCATTGGCGCGGTGCGGCTGTCGATCACCTTGGTGAGTGCAAAGAGTGCGCGTGCTACGGGTATCGGCCCTGCACCTTTCCTGAGACATTCGAGCCTGTATCGTTTCCGCAGATTGCCGATCACAAGATCATCGGCTTGGACGATCTGGACGCTTACATGGACGAGTTCGATGAGTGACATCCCGATCCTGTTCGCTGTGAAGCCGGATTCTGGCGGGTTCAGGCTGGAGTGGGTTGGCACTGAGCCGACGATCAACATCAAGGGTGCGCACGGCCTGAAGCTGACGTTCGAAGATGCGTGCCATCTGCGTGACATTTTGCGGGTGGCGCTGGACGGCATCGAGCCGATAGTCAGAGGCTTCTGATGTCCGAAGAGCGCACCCTCCGCGCCATGTCGAACGAAGGCCAGCGTGGCGCTTCGGAAGAGGCGATACTGGACGCGGCGGCGGACGAGATCGCGCGGTTGAAGCGATGGCGCGGCGCATATCGTAGCGCGCTACGGGTTACGATCCTGCGTTATCGGCCTGAGACGACGGACGCCGAGATCGAGGAAGCGTTTCGGGAAATAGAGAAATGACCACCCGCCGCTTGCTCCTGACTGGGCTTGGCGCGCTGATCTGCGCTCCGGCGATTGTGCGGGCGAGCAGCATCATGCCGGTGAAGAGCTGGGACGATTGTTGTGGCGCGGTGATCCTTCAGGACCCGGACTTTGGGCGTTTACAGCTTTGGCATGGATTTGTTTCGCGGGCACAGATGAACCGCGCCATTATCGCTGTCGATGCGGTGCGTGAGGCCGAGGGCTTCCCGACCCATGCGCTGCGTGTTCAGTTCGCCTAATCCACAGCCCTTTTCCTGAAGCCTCTTTCCTGCCGTTTGCGGGTGTGCTGGTGTGGTACACCCAAGGGACGGAGGTGGTGATGGCGCTGTTTGGTGGCCCGAAGTTTCAGCCGACAGTTCGGGTGGTTAGCCCCGGTTCGGGTTACACGTCACCGCCAACCTTCATCCCGATCACGAACGCAGGAGAACTCTTTCATGATGATTGGTATAGCGCTGAAGACATTTACTGCGATCCCGCTCACGGAAGCAGTGGATGGATCGAATGCGTTGGACGTTTCGGCCTCAAAGCTTCAAGAGCCACAGCAGCCTGCGAAGCAATCGGAGTCGGAATCCAAACGCTCTACTCAGGATTTCACGACGCCGGAATACGCCTAGGCGAGATCGAAGCGTGGCGGTGCTGGGAGATCGGCAACAGCAATCGGCACAACGATTTCAGTGCCGGTCATAACGAACGCACCGACACGCTTCTTTGCTCTTGTGCCTTTCCGGGGTGCGTGTGGCACCCTGGAGAGATCAAGGAAGCGGACGTGCTGCCGACGCAGCACAACACGCACGGCATCCATGCGTGGCGGTTTAAGCCGTGGGCGTACGCTTACTCGGGTGGCGTTCGGGTTTTAGGCCGCGTGAAGCTGTGGGGCCAGATCGTGGAGCATCAGGACGGCTACCGCGCGCAATACGCGAAGATTACGTGGCTGGATACGCCGAACCTCATGAGCATCAGCGCCTTTGAGGCGATGGCATTGCGCCAGCTGTATCGCATTGCGGAGCAGCCGCCGATGTCGGTGTTTGACGATATGATGTCGCGGCTCAAACCGTGATGTCGACGGATGCGCGGTGCATCTGGAATTCGGGCAGTGGCGATTTAAGGTCCATGCCGACATAGGCTGCGACCCAATGACGGCCATCTTTCATTTTCGCGACCAAGAGCCATTCGTCGGGTGAGTAGTCGGTAGCGCGTTCCCAATGATCGAACTGGGGATCGCGGGTCCACACGAACACGAACGGCAGATTGAGCAGTTCGCTGTGCGAGTGGGCGTTGGCGATCTCCGGCTGGAGGCCGGTGACGTAGCCAGGAATGTGCTGCCGGACGCGCGTCATCAACCCCACCGCATCACGGCGTAGATCATGAAGGCGATGGCGAGGAACAAGCCTGCCAGCCCGATGCCGTCACCGATGGTCATGGTGTCTCCCTGAGAAAAAGCCGCGCCCGAACAACGAAGACGAGCGCGGCGTCAAGGTTACACGAAGCGGGCAAAGAAAAGGTTGATACGCTTCAGGAGTGAAGGGTGATCCGCCATCCAGCGAGCCCGGTGCGCCACCATGTGCCCGTTGATTGGGCCGAAGTAGTGGCAGTCGCACACCAGCTCGTGGGCTTCACGGGGGGTGAGGCCCAAGAAGACGCGGCCTGTTCCGAACCTGTCGTCGGCGAGACCGAGTGCCTTGAAGGTTGGATCGGCGTACGCGACGGCGAGCGGGGAGTTTGGCAGACGCATTCGCGCCCGCTGCGCTTTGGTTGCCAGTTCGATGCGCGACATCAGCAGGAGTGGGCCGCTGTAGTTTTCCATGATGTCGGCGAAGTGATTGAGTCGGCTACGTCTGATGGCCGCTGGTGACAGACGCACATCCTGGGCGGCTTTCGTCCGCGCAGGCTTGACTGCCACAGTGGCGAGTAATGCCAGTAGTCCCATTGTGGATGTCCCTTCGGCTAAAGAAGGGTTAACTGTACACCCCCAGCACACTTTGCCAAGGGCTGGTTAAGAGGATTTGGCTTCCAGTTCGTCGCGCCATGCCCGGAAGAGATCGCGGATGACGCGCTTTTCCATGTAGCGTTTGGCGCGGTTATGCGCCCACATCTTGGTGATCTCCGGATTGCGGGCGTGCTCGTAGGCTTTGCGTTCGTCGTAGATCGATCGATATGGTTCGCCGCGGTGTTTGACGATGGCTTCGCCGACGTTCCAGACGATGGAGCGGCGTTCGGGCGAGTAGCCTTCGCTTTGGTCCATGCCTTTGTGGCGGCGCTGGGCGCGACCGTCGAACACGGCGAGACCGAGACGTTTCCAGACCTTGGCGGGATTGCGGTAGATGGAGAGATCGCCGGTTTCGCCGATGATCTGGGCGAAGCTGAGATCGCCGATGCCGCGGATGGATTCCACGAACTTGTAGGCCGGGAGAGTGCGCGCGAGTTTTTCCATCTGCTTCTCGCGCTCGCGCCGGTTGGTATTCATGACGCTGCGGGCCGTGAAGAACGGCGCGGTGCGGGCGGTTGCCGCGTCTTTCAGCGGATGTGTTTCGTCGTCGTCATCGAGCGAGGCATAGAGCGGCGCTGCGGCATCCTTGTCGCCGCCGCAGAGACGACGGCAGATGGCTCTGATCTGGAGCGTGAGAGATTTTTCGGCGCGGGCGAAGCCTTGCCGGTCGCGATGTAGTTCTTGGATCAATGCGACGGCAGGCGAGTGAGGGCCGACGACAGGTCGTATGTGGACATCGCCTTGGTGGTGGTCGTCGGCATTCGTCGCGCTTGTTCCACGGTTTGCGGATGCTGCATGGCGACGGGAAGATTTGCCGACGACTTGGCGTGCATGGTTCGCGCTTGCTGGTTGGTCGTCGGCGTCAGGCGTTACGGCAATGGGTAACGGTTCGCCATTGGCCTGAGTAGAGTGCGGACGCGCCATCGTGCTGGGCTTCACCTCGTTGGTGGCGTCCGCCTGCGGCGGTGTATTTCCGGGTGTCGCTGGAGCGTTGGCCGCAGAATTTTTCCGACGCAGATCACCAGTGGGTGGCGAGGGGAGTTTGGCGTCGGAGGCGGGCTGGCGTGCAGTGGATTGCATTTTCATGTTGGCCCGCTTGGAAGATTTGCCCGGCGCTATCTGCGTGGGTAGCGATTCATGATTGGCCGGGCGAACGCGCGAGGGGAGCATGGAGTTCTCGCCAGCATTGGCGCGCTTTGAAGTTTGCCCGGCAGTCAGCGTGTGGTTTCCGCCAGTAGGATGGCCGGGCGCGCGCTGGTCGTTGATGGATGTCTCCATATTTTTGGCGCGCAAAAGAGAGCTGCCGACAGGTCCAGTATGGGTCGCGTAGGTAGGATGGTCGGCAGACTTTTGCCCGGCAATGAGCGCATGGTTTCCGTCAATAAGATGGCCGGGCTTAGGGGGCGCGGACGCTACTACATTGGGTAGCATGGCTGCTTTGGTCCGCGTATTTTTGGCGACACGCCTGACATGGGTATCAACATAATTCTGGTCGCCAGCGCGCACGGTTGGGATGGGAGTCAATCTCGCCTTGGCGCGCGAATTTTTGCTGGAGGCAGTTTTGCCGCCTCCAGCTGCGGGCTGATCTTGTATGGGTTTCGTGATCGGCTTGGCCCGCGAAGTTTTGCCGACATTCCGTTTTTGGGTGCCATCGCGGTGGTGGTCGGCAGCGGGCTTGACTGGGTTGGGTTTCGCTTCAACACCGGCCCGCGTAGGGGTTCGTTTAAGCATTTTCGGCTCGCGCTTTGAGCGTCATCAGCTGGTCTTCGGTCAGCGTGGTGCCGACCGTGCGCTTGCCTTTGAGCTGGGCTGCGACGGCGCGAAGCCAGCGGGCTTTCGCCAGCATGTCCTCGCCGCGTTGTTCGAACTGTTCGGCAGAGGCGATGAGCTGCTGCTTGTTGGCGTTGCGCAGTCTGCCGCCGCCGAAGATCGGGAAGTCCATCAGCATCATCTCGCTTGCCAAGATGGCGCGCTCGTTGGCGCGTTCGGTGGCGCGGGTGAGCAGCATCTCCTTGGCCTGTTCGACGGGCCGGTCCCAGACCGTCCGGCGCTGGGTGCCTAGGGCCTCCCGGATGATGTCGCCGCACATCCGGTGGAAGCGCATCGCCAGGATCGCGTCGTAAAGCCGCTGGTCCCGGTTGGCCCTTTCGATCAGGCCGTCAGCGGCGGCGCTGATGTTTCCGTTGTGGATATCTAGCAGTTCGCGGGCGATGTCCCAGACCGAGACACCTTCTTCCGTCTGTGTTTTGAACGGCACCACGGCCATATTAGCGTCCTCACCCAGTCCTCTTAACCAAGCTCTGTACACGGCCAGCACACATCTGCCAAGATAATTCCGTTCCGAGTCAGGCATGGGACGGCTGTAATCAGGGGCTGGGTGGGCAGCGCGGGGAACTCCCAAAACCGGAGCTGCCCACCCAGTGTGGACTAGGGAATGAACGCGGTACTGGGACGGATCGACACGACAGTGATGAGCGGGATTGGCCGCGTCGTTTGGTTCATCGAGCGCACGTTCGGCACAAGCCACTGGGAGCAGGCCCGTTGGGTATTCGCTGCATCTGCGGCGCTGAACGTGATCTGGGTGGTTGCCTGCGAATGGACTGCCAAGATGGACTTCGGCGACGTGATTTTGATTGTCGCGAGCACGCCTTGGCTGATCTTGTGCTGGTTGCGGATCACCATCCTGCGCCGCAAGGAGCGCATACTTTCCCGCAGGCCGGATGTGCAGGCGTGGTATTCGAACACGAATGCACTGGTACGCGTATGTTCATTGGCGATCTTCGGCGTAATGGGCAGCACATCCATCGCCTCCGATCTCGCGCACCATAACAGCACCGTGCGCGATGCGCTCTATGCCATCGGCGGCATGTACGGCTTGATGTACGCGATTGCGATGTACATCGAAGACATGCCGCCCGCACCGCCACGCACGGAGAACAGGCGCGATTGGTTCGCGTTCCTGCGGCCCAGCCCGGTGCCGGCATGAGCTGGCGCTACGCACAGGGCGACATTTTCGAGTCCGGCTGTGAAGCGCTGGTCAATCCGGTGAATTGCGTCGGTGTGATGGGCGCCGGTTTGGCGAAGCAGTTCAGGGACCGCTTCCTCGATTACCATGCCGACTACATGCTCAAGTGTCGGCGCTTCCAGATCAAAGTCGGACATCTTGACGAGTACGAAGTGCCGGTGCCTGTCGGCAAGATGCCGCACTACATCTTCAGCGCGCCGACCAAGAAACACTTCCGCGACAAGTCGCATCCGTCGACGGTGTTCTTGCTGATCGGGCAGTGCATAGGCGCGGCACGAAAGCTTGATCTGAACTCGCTGGCGATCCCGGCACTCGGCTGCGGTTGCGGCGGGCTGGACTGGGCTGAGATGAAGCCGAAGATCACTGAGGTGATGAACAATCACCCGGTGTCCACTCCGGACATTCTGATCTACGAGCCATTCGACTAGATGAGGTTCCTGAACGGAGGTGTCGTTGGCAGCTCCGTTCAACAAGTTCTACCCTTTCTCTAACAATCTGGCCCAAGGCGCTGTCGATCTCGATACCGACACGCTGAAGGTCATGCTGACCAACACGCTGCCGGTTGCGACCGATGGCGTGTACGGCGATCTTAGCGCTACGGAGCTGGCGCCGGGCAACGGTTACGTGACGGGCGGCGCGCCGGTTACGCGGCTGTCTGCGGGCGAGATCGGCGGCTTCTACACATTGGTGGTCGCCAACACGCAGTTCGTGGCAGCTGGACCGATGGGGCCGTTCCGCTATCCGGTTCTCTACAGCCTCAACACATCCATCGTGAACAAGCCGCTCATCGGCTGGTGGGACTATGGGTCGCCACTGACGCTGCTTGAGGGTGCGCAATTCATCGTGGCGTTCGATCCCAATCTCGGTGTCGTCAATCTTCAGTAGGAGTGCGCGTAAGTGGCAAACTATTCGATTTCCAATTCACTGGCTGGTTCGCAGCAGAACCTGTCGAGCGGTTACAAGTCTCTCACCATCGTAACGGCGTCGTCTTCCGTCGAAGCGCGGCGCTTCAAGATTTACGGCCTGATGCTGGGCACCAATGGCACACCGGCTGACAACGAACTGGAGTGGGACGTGTCGCGTCAGACGGCGGCGGGCACTGCCACGTCGGCGACACCGAACCCGCTTGATCCCGCGGATGCGGCTTGTGCTGCTGCCGGTGCGGTCAATGCGACAGCGGAAGGCACCGTCACGGCAGCATCGTCGGTGTTCTATTTCGGCATGAACCAGCGCGCGTCGTATTACTGGGCGGCATTGCCCGGTGGCGAGCTGGTGGCACCAGCCACGAACCTCGCCGGTTTCACGTTGCGGGCGAAGTCGACAGGCTATACCGGCACCGCAACCGGACAGATTTGGTTCCAAGAGCTGTAATGCGTCGTCCTGGCGGATACGCACGGATCATCGATCCGTCCGGGCCTGTCACGGAAATCGACACGTTTACCTGCGCGCATTGCAATCGCGTGGTGCATGTGAAGCCGATGGTTCGCCCGGAAGACATCGGCGGGTTCTGCTACCTCTGCACCAAGACGATCTGTCCGCAGTGCGTTGGTGGCGGGTGTGATCCGCTGGAGAAACGACTGGAGCGGATGGAGGCGAGCTATCATGCGCGCCGTTCGTACGGGCTAAGCTGACGTGAGCTATTCGGTTGACGCATGGGGTCAGCCATTTCCCCTGCCGGTGCCGCAGCCTGTTGTTGTGCCCCGTCCGGGTCCGCCGTTCCCGTGGTTTCAGAACACCGGCACCGATACGCAGCTGGGCGGCTGGTTTACGCAATTCACCATTCCGCGTTCGCCTCCGCGTTTGCCGGTTGGTGTGCCGACGCCGCGCGCTTACACACCGGCTGCACCGGCCACGATCCTGCCGCCGCTGACATGGTTCAGTCCGTTTACGACGATCCGTGTGCAGCCGAAGGGATTGGGTCCGTCGCTCAAGCCGTTCACGACCGGCAGCATCGGCGCGTCGCAGCCCGAAGCCGTGCATGTGCAGTGGTTCGTGCCGTGGAGATTTCCGATCATTTCACCGGCATTGCCGCGTGCTTCCGTCAATGCCGGAACGGCTGGTTTGCCGCCTGCTACCGGCACTGTCTACACACTCAGCGCTTCGCCAGGATCGTTCAAGATCGGCGGCAGCGCCGGGTTCTTCGAAGTCAAGCAGCCGCCGTTCCCGAATTTCGACTGGAGCGTGTCGTACTCGTTCTCGCCGATCCAGAACGCTGTCGTCGCGGTGGTCGCATACGAGCCGAATAACTTCATCATGCTGGTGGTATTCCAGAACGGCAGCGCGCAGCTCTACCAGCAGATCAGCTACGCCCAGATGAACACGCTCGTACAGATGGTGCAGAGCGGCAAAGACCCGACTTTCTATCTCTCCGGATTGATTCCGTTGTGAACTGATGAGGCACCCATGAACATCCAGATCATGTGGGTGACGGTATAAGACCGTGCCCCGCATTTATGTGAAGAAGGGAGAGCTTCGCCGCAGCGAAGCCATCACCTCCCTGTTCACGAAAGACGAAAAGCAGCGAGTAACCGAGATCGCGCAAGCGCACGGCCTACCGCCAGCCGTCTTCGTGAGATCGATAGTGATCAAGTCGCTTCAGGAGCAAGCAGCGTGACGGTGGTCGAACTCATCGCGCGCGATCTCTGCAAGGCGATGGGTGTTGAGCCTGACGCTTTGGTGACGCGGGGACCGCCGCAGATCACCATGGATCACCGCTATTACGTCAACGCGCCAGAGCTGGCGTGGGAGCGGTACAAGATCGAAGTCATCGACATCATCGGCTGGGTGACGGACGCGTTCGACAGCACCGGCAAGGACAAGAGCGAGTTCTACGACTGGGCTATTGCCGTGCGTGATGGTGCGGAAGCCCCGCCAGAGCCCGAACCAACACCCGATCCTCCAGAGCAGTTCATGGCGCCGCATTGGCGGGATCGTTACGGCCTGCGCGTCGGCCTAATTCCGCGCTGAAAGAAGGACAGAATGAGCACCAAGAAGAAAGCCAACATCGTACACAAAGCCTCGCCGCATCGGGCGAAGGGCAAGGCCAAGACGGGCGTCACCGGCAAGAAACCTGTAGGCAAGAAGTAACGCCGCCGCGATGGCACAGAAGGCGTCGAAGTGGATCGAACTCTTTCACGAGTTCATCAAGCCGCTGCGCATTTTCTCGAAGGAAATGCTCAGCCACGACGATCAGGGCGTGCCGCTCCAGCTATGGGACTCGCAAAAGCGGTTCCTGGATGAACTGGCTGCCGGGCTTGAAGATGGTGTGCGTTCTTTTATCTGTCTCAAGTCCCGGCAGCTGGGCATTACCACGGTGTCGCTGGTTATCGACGTGTTCTGGTGCGCCATGTTTCCGGGAACGCGTGCCGCACTGGTCAGCGACACGGAGTCGAACCGGGACGAGAACCGTTCGATCATTGAAGGTTATGTGAAGTCGTTCCCGAAACATTACTTCGGTGACTCGTTCCGGATCGTGAAGGCGAACCGTTCTTTCATGGAGTTCTCCAACGGCTCGCGCATCACCTTTCTCGTCGCGGGCACGAAGAAGAAGGGTGTGTCGTGGGCGGAAGGTAAGGGTTACTCCTTCGCGCACTGCACCGAAGTGTCGAAGTATGGCGATCTGGCGGCGCTGAAGTCCTTTCAGGAGTCGCTGGCGCAGGCCAATCCGGATCGGCTCTTCATCTACGAGTCGACTGCCAACGGCATGAACCATTTCAAGACGATGTGGGAAGAGGCGAAGCGCGATACGACAACGCAGCGCGCATTCTTCATCGGCTGGTGGGCGTCCGATGTGAACTGGATTTCCAAGGACGACAAGCGCTGGGACGCCTACGGCACCTACTCGCCATCGGGCGAAGAGCGCGAGAAGGTCCGCGCCGTCCGGCAGCAGTACGGTTACGTGATCAAGGCTGAGCAGCTGGCATGGGCGCGGTGGAAAGCGTCCGACCAGAGCCAGGACATCAACATCCTGTCGCAGAACCAGCCGTGGATTGAGCAGGAAGCGTTTGTCGAAAGCGGCTACTCGTTCTTCCAGACGCGTCTGCTGAACCAGCAGATCATGAAGATGGAAGCCGACTGCAAGGGCGGCAGCAACGTCTACGACTACAAGCCGTTCCGCTACGAAGTCCACAACGACTTCTGGACGATGGAGATGATCCCCATCACCAAGCAGGAAGAGCGTCCGCTTATCCAGCTGCGGGTGTGGCAGGAGCCGGTAGAGACCGGCAAGTACGCTATCGGGTGCGATCCGGCATACGGGCGCAGCGAACAGAAGGACCGCAGCGCGATCTCGGTGTGGCGGTGTTACGCCGACAAGATGGTGCAGGTGGCGGAGTTCGCATCGAACACCATCGAGGTGAAACACTGTGCGTGGATACTGGCACATCTGGCTGGTGCATATCGTGATTGCATATGCAATGTGGAGCTTACTGGTCCTGGGCGTCTGGTGATGACGGAATGGGACCACATCCGCGCCATGCTGAAGTCGGAATACTATTCGACGGCGACGCAGGATCGCGGGTGGCAGGAAGCGCTCGATTATGCGCGGTGGTTTCTCTACCACCGGCAGGATCAGATGGGCTTCGGGTGCGCCTATAATTTCGAGAGTAACTGGCGCACCAAGCAAGAGCTTCTGTTTGGATATCGCGGCGCCTTCATGACCGGCGAAACGGTGTGGCGTTCGCGGCAGCTCATCGAAGAGATGATGGTCGTCCGCCAAGACGAGAACGAGATCGGCGCGCCGGACTCGCAGAGTGAGACGTGTAAGGATGATCGGGTGTTCGCTGCGGCGCTTGCAACGCGCGCGTGGCTGAACTGGATCAGGCCCGGCATGATTGCTGCCGGTCAGACATACGATGTCGTGACGAAGGAAGAGAGCGGCGAGCTGACCAAGGCTGCGCGCAATCTCAATGATCAGGTTTATCGTTTTTTCGCCCGCAGGGAGGAAGAGGCAGATTTGCCGCCTCCCAAGACGTGGAAGGAAGTTAGGGGTCTGGCATGAGCAAGAAGGACAATCCGTATGAAAAAGAAAGGTCACCCCGGAGCGAACCTGGGGCAGTGGTTGCATCCGGCGAAGGGCAAGGGCAAGTCGTCGGGATCGAAGCCGATGGCGAAGGTCGCGGCCAAGCCACAGACGCGCGCCTCGAAAGCGAAACTCGCGCAAGTGATGAAGGCGTTCCAGCCCTAGATCGTTTGGTGTGGCATCCGCTCGATGAGCGGGCGCAGTCCGGCGATCTCGTGTACCTGCAAGGCGATGAACAGTTCGATCAATGGTACTGGTATCGCACGCGGCAGTTCCGCAAGGGCATGTGGCAGGAGATCGGCATGTGGCGCCGCAAGTTCGGCCCCAAGGACGCGCCGCAGTTTGAGATCAAGGGCTATCGGCGCGTGAGTGAGTTCGGATGAAGAAGCATCTTCTCGTTCTGCGCTGCGAGGATTGCCGTCACCGTTACAAGCGGCTTGTCGAAGTCGATGACGAGCTGGGCGAGACGATTGATGACGTTCCCAATCCGCCTTGTCCGAAATGTACGAAGGCCAAGACGGTTGAGCGCCGGGATGCGTTTGAAACGGCTATGCCGCCGCTCGCGCATGACGGCATCGAGGGCGTCATCGCGGAGCAGCGCGCTCCCGGTATTGGCGGCGCTGCGGTTGTCAAACAGATCGATCAGGCCGCGAACATCGTCATGGCCGATTATGGTCTGACTGATCTCAAGGACAACATCCGCCAGGGCGAGACCATGGCGCCGCGGTTGCCGCCAGCGCAGCAGAAGGCGGCAGATAATTTCTTTGGCCCGCCGAAGGGCACGCCGAACAAGCGGCAGCAAGCGCAGATGAAGAACATCATGCGGCGAGCGATTGGCGGGGCCTACAAGGCAAGCGCGCTCGATGTGAAGGCCGTGTTGCCGGACGCACGGGTTGCGCTACGCCGGGTCGGCAGCGAGCCCGTCCAGCACTGATCACTTCTTTTTCTGGGCGAGCTTCACGGCTTCTTCCGGATGTTGCGCAAGGAACTGGGCCTGTTGGGCCGCACGGCGTTCGATACCGGCGACCAGCTCTTCCGGGTTCGGTGCGTCGACATGTTCGACCAGCTGCTCCGCATCCATCGCGCCGACCTTGAGCAGATCGAAGGCGAGGGCGCGGGCTTCCATCGCGAACGCGGGCGACGACGAATGGCTGTCGACCGTGACGCGAACGTTCTCGGGCAGATCGGCATAAGCGAAGTCGACCGGCACCTGACCGGGGACTGGCGGCATCCGCAGCACGTTGTTCTTCGGATTGTTCGCCACGTTGACTTCGACACCGGCATCTTGGGCTGCAATCCAAGCCGTCATCCGTTCCGGCACATACACGCGGCAGAGATCGAGCACGGCGCCGCCAACGCTTTCAACGCCGCGTTCCACCAAGAGTGCGCGATCCTTGAAGCGCGGGCTGAACATGCGAACGAGTGTTTCGGCATGGCCCTGTGAGCGCACGCCGGACTCGCCTTTACCTTTTGCGATAGGCGGCAAACCGCCCATCTCATCGAACATCTGCTCGTATTCATGCAGCGATGCCCAGAGATCGGCACTGATTTCAGGCGCCATGTTTTCCACGTTGGCGTTCGGGTTGGAGTCGTTCCAGTAGCCGCCCGGCTTGTTGAGTTTGGCGAGCGCGTTCTGGTTCACACCGGCCACGCCGCGGAATTTCTTCGGCGGGTCTTCTTGGCGGCGCAGTAGCTGGTTGATGCCGTTGACGCGACTGTTGATGCACTCCTGCAAGAGCGCCACGTTGACGATCTCCGAGCGGCCCCAGAAGTAGTTATCGATACGGTTCGGGCAGAACTCGTTGAACGGGTGATGGCCGACGAGCGCTTCGGCCTTCGTCTTGGTAACCGGGTCGTAGGCGTAGGCGTTGGTTACGAAGTCCTCGCCCATGATCAGCATGTCGTCGCCGATGATCTGGAACGTCGACCAATCGTCCTGCTCATCGTTCCACACCCACAGCTCATCGAGCCGCATGATGGAGTGCATGAGTTTCGGCGACAGCTCCGGCTGACCGCCTTGCATCCACTCCACGATGCCGCGCTGCATCGAGGGGTTCGGACTGCCTGCGGCCTGCAACGGGTAGAGCCCGCCGATGATGATCTGTTTCATCGCTTGGTCGTCGCCGACATCCTGGCCCTTCGGCGGACGGACATAGCGCTTCGATTTCTTGATCAGCGCGGCCTTGTTGGGGTGGTTCCAGATCAGGCGCTGGAACTGGTACGGCGTGATGTAAGTCGAATGGACGAACGCCTCCATGTCGCTGTCGAGTACCATGCGGTTCTCTTGCAGCACGCCCATCATCTCCGGCTGCACGATGTGCGGCGACAGTCCGTGTGCGCCCCACTTCAGCTTGATGAAGCACTTTCCTTTGACGAGCGACCACTGCACGGCATCGCTGATGGATGTATCGAGCTGCGACTGACGGACTTGCGCGTGCAGGTTCGATGAAGCGACGCGAAACTTCGCCGTCTCCAGCGGTGTCGGCGTGTCGTACTCGCCGATGTGAAAGCGCAGCGAGACCGGCGAATACAACAGGCTTTCGAGATCATCGATGTACGCGAACGTCTTGTTGTAGATCGCGGCATCGTCGGGGTTATCCGATCCGATCAAGAACATGTTCTTGTAGGCCGCGTATTTCTGGATGCGCGTTTGCCGCGACACCAAGCATTCGCTGACAAGTTCAGAGACAAACTTCTCAAGTTTCGAAGACGGAACGTGCATTCTATTACATCTCATCTAATCGCGTTATTGCGATTATTGAGCACTACATATTGCATTCTTGAGTTTATTGCAGTACCAAACCAGCACACGGCGTATCAGAGATCAGGAGTGTCTCTCTGATGCAGGTGCCGTTCACCACAAGGAGGCTCACATGGCTCGTCGCCGTAAGCATCGCCGCAAGTAAGCGTTCGGCCACCGTTCCGAACGTTTGCCTCATCACGTTCGCACGGTGGCCGCGCTGTGGCGCGTAGGATTTTATGATCCCGCAGCAGCAAGGACTTCCGGGACAGCCGCAGCAGCCTCCGATGCCAGCTGGCGGCACAGGCGCGGCGCAGCAGATGCGTCCGATGCCCGGACAAGGTGCGCAGGCACTCTCTCTTCTTCATGCAGGCGTTGAAGCTTTGCAGAAAGCGCTCGTCGGGTTGCCGATGGGCAGCGAGCTGCATAGCGCCGTCCTGAAAGCAGTCACCGACATCAGCCGCCGTATGACAGGCGGCAACGAAGATCACGCCGCACAGATTCAAGCGCTGTCCGCGCTCGCGCGCGAAGCACAGCAGAACCCTCAACAGGCGATGTTGCAGAAGATGTTCCAGCAACCGGGTGCTCCGGGTGGTGGCGCACAGCCGCAACAGCCCATGCAGTAAGGAGCATCAACAATGTCTGACACCGATAAGGGCCGTTTCCCCCGCGCGTACGTCAACACGGTCAAGAAGGACCCGATGATGGAGTACGTGCCGTTCGAAACGCTGTCGATTGGCGCCCGCAATTCCGGTCTGCCGAAGGGCATGAAGAAGGAAGGCATGGGGCTTGATCATGTCGGCGGCACGGCCAGCGGGAGCAAGTAACCGTGGCTGACCAGCAAATCCCGCGCGAGATCGAATTCGTTAAGGAGCTTTTGCTTCGTGACGATGAAGTCGGCGCGGCGGCGCGGAAGATGGCGCGGGAAAAGTACCCCGACGCCAACATTCCGGAGCCGAACCCCAACAAGGCGGTGGAGCGCGAGATCGCGCCCGTCAAAGCCGAACTTGATGGGGTGAAGACGCAGCTGAAGGAAGCATTGGATCGTCTCGCGGCGAAAGAGAAGGCGGACAACGACCTTCGCGCTGAAAACGAGATGGGCATCAAGCTTGCGGATGCGCGCAAGAGATTCGGCCTGACCGACGCGGGTTACGAGAAGATGGTCAAGCGGATGCAGGAGACGGGCAACGTCACCGATGCAGATGCAGCCGCCGCGTGGGTTGTTTCGCAGACGCCGAAACCGGAACCGACCACAACACCAACGTGGCTTCCGGAATCATCAAACCTCTTTGGAACGCAGAAGCGTGACGAGCAATGGACCGCTCTTCACCAGGACCCGCGCCGCTATCTCGATGATCAGCTGCGCGAGTTCGTGAGTGATCCAGAGAAATACACCAACGAGACGTTCGGCAATGCGTAAGCGCGGTCGTCGTTGCTAAAGGAGTAGTGTAAGTGGCGTTCCCGTCTTCACCAGTAGGCCCAGTCGTTAACAGCGGTCTGGTTCCGGGCGGTCAGCTTGGCGCACAGCTCGCGGCAATCACACGCCGCGCTTTCGTGCCCAGCGTCTTCGTCCAGATTTATCAGGCGCACCCGTTGCTTTCGCTTCTAATGGCGAACGCACAGACGGCGCGCGGCGGCATTTCGCAGGTTACGTTCCCGATCCAGGGCGCGTCCTTCGTGTCGTTTAACTGGGGTTCGTTCTCGGGCGACTTCCCGCTGCCGACCGATCAGGCAGCGCTGCAAGACGCGCAGTTCAACCTCAAGCTCGGCATGGTGCCGATTGGCTTCTTCGGAATGGAAGCCATCCTCCAGTCGTCCGAAGTCGTGATCCCGAAGCTGCGTGCCGTGATGTCGGACGCTGCTGTGGTGATCAAGCAGGCGTACGCGCAGGCGCTCTACAGCAATAACTACGCGAACGCCCAGGCTTGGGACTCGCTGTATCAGGCTTATGACGACGGCACGAACGTTCCGTCGTACGGCGGCATCACCAAGACCGGCACGCAGTATTGGCAGGGCCAGTACATCACGAACGCGGGCGGCGCGCCCACGACGCGTGTTGGTATGGCGCAGCTGCTCACCCGCGTCATGAACGGCGCTGGCGGTGAAGCTCCGGACTTCGCGGTGATGAACCCCGCTCAGTGGGCCGTGCTCATGAGCGACTTCATGAACCTCGAAATGTTCACGACGAAGCCGAAGTCGATTTACGACAAGGACGACATCGTGTCGTCGGGCTTCCGTGCGATCCGCATCATGGACACGCCGATCTTCCCTGATCCGTTCTGTCCGTTCGGAGACATGTACTTCATCAACTCGCGCTACCTGTCGCTCTACATGAGCGAGTTCGCGCCGATGACGTTCAGCGGCTTCGAATCGCAAATCCCGGTCGGACAAATCTCCGACGTGGGCGTGCTGATCAGCGCTTCCGACCTTTGCTGTGCAAAGCCGTCTTCGGGCTCGCACGTCACCGGCATCACTGGTGCCGCGTGGCCGAACGTTCCGAACACGCAGCCAGCTGTGATTTAAGGAGTAGTACCCGATGAGTTTGTTTTTCGGCGGTAATGGCGTCCTCCCTGATCTGAAGGGTTACGTCACCAACGTAATCGAGCTTCAGGCCGGAGCGGTCTATCCGCTTCCCAACGACTGGTTCGAAGCCAAGCCCGGCAAGTACACGGTCATCCAAGAGTACGACCCGATCACGCAGATTTGGCGTACGGTTGGCGGCGGCTCGACAAGTGCTAGCCTTGAGCGCGTCAAGGGCGACGGCAATAACTACCGCCTCGCCAATCAGACCGGGTGTATGGTCGGCGCCTATGTGACGACTGCTGGTTCGGGCTACACGTCCGCACCGACAGTCACAGCGGCATCCGGCTCGCCGGTTCTGCGCGCCATCGTCGGCGGCGCCATCAACACCTCTGTCACGGTTACGAACGGCGGCTCCGGCTATACCTATCCGCCGCTGGTTCTTTTCGCAGCCCCTCCGGCTGGCGGTGTGCAGGCCACAGGCTACTGCACGCTCTCTGCCGGTGCGGTGTCGACGGTTACCGTCACCGATCAGGGTGCAGGCTATTCGAGCCCGCCGATTGTCACGTTCCAGAACGACCCGCGTGAAGGTCTGAACGGCACGACAATCGGCTACAACGCGGCGGCGGTTACCACACTCACGGGCGCTCAGACAGTTACCGCGATTGTCGTTCTCGACCACGGCACTCCGGTTTCGGGCACATCCGTTCCGGTCCTTACCATCACAGGCGGCGGCGGTTCGTCCGCTGCGGCGACCGGCATCATGTGCTGGTCGATCACGGCCTACACCGTGTCGGCAACGACCGCGGGCTCGGGTTATGTGACGCCGGTCATCGTGACGGCCTATGCGCCTGCGCTTTCCGGCACGGGCACAAACCCGACCATTGGCACGTCGCTGCTGAAGGGCCGCGAGGCTCGCATCGTCGGCGCTCTGTCCGGCACCGCGTTCACCGCGACAGGTCAGGTTGTGCTCGATGGCGGCATCTACCCGGCGCAGCCGACGATCTACACGCTTGGCTCGTTCCCGCAGGGTGCGGGCGCTGTTGCCGCCGTGTTGTCGGCAACGATGGGCGGTCAGAACGACGTTTCGGTTGTTTTGACGACCTAAGACTGGATCACAGTCGTGGCGAAGTGGAGCTTTTATCAGAACGATACGAGCGCGCTTCTCCACGACCAAGCGTATTCGTTCACGTCACAGAACCAGCTCACACGCTGGATCAACGAAGCGCGGCGACAAGCCGCTCAACGTACTGGCTGCATTCGCCGCTTGGTAGCGGGTCAATCTGCGTACGGTGCATCTGCGCAGGCGAACTCTATTATCCCCGGTGGAATGCAGCCGGGCGCGTTGCCCGGTGCCAATCCTGGCGCGAACTTCAACGCGGCCACCAACAGCTTCATGACGATCCCGAACGTCGAACGGTATCCGTATCGCGGCTTCGTCAACCCAATCCTGCAAGCGCAGTACCAGGGCATCAAGAGCGCCATCGACACCATCGCCTGCTCGGTGTGTTGGGGTTCGGGTCAGAGTGCGAGCCCGCGGCCTTCGTTGGCGTGGATGCCGTGGGAGAACCTGCAAGCGTATGGCCGGGCCTACGCCACGCTCGTCACGTCGTATCCGTACTGGTGGTCGACCTACAACGACGGCGAAGAGGGCGAAATCTGGCTGTTTCCGGTGCCGTCGTTTCAGATGGAAATCGAACTCGACGTGTTCTGCATCCCGAACGACATCTACAGCGACGACGACTTCGACGCGATCCCGGACGGCTTTGCCAACGCGATCAAGTACGGAGCGGCGGCGCTCGCCTACATGACATCGCGGCGCTACGCACAGGCTCAGATCATGATGGACATGTTCACTGAACGCTTGGGCATCGCGCGCGTCGCCGTCGACATGGGCAAGACAGCGAACTTCTATCAATGGGGCCTGTGATCGTTGATCCACAACCAGCTTGCATCCACATGGACGCTGGCGCGCTCCATGCGGTCGTCACTCGACGTTTCGCTGTCTGAAACCAAAATCCCAACCCAGACACTCGCGCTACTTCTTGACACCATCATTGCGCTGGCCGAACGAGACAACCCGATTGCTCGCAAAGTGGAGAGTAACGCGGCGGCGTTTGTGGCCTCACGCATAAGCGGCGTGGAGCACTGACGTGTCCCAGCAAGGAAAGAAGGCGCCTCCAGGGCAATTCGCCGCGAAAGCAGAACAGACGCTTGGCATCATTCCCGGCACGAAGCTGTGGAGTGCGTTCCCTTTCGCGGGCCTGAACCTTCAGGACACGCCGCCCGCCATCGATGACAAGGAGTTCTCGTACTGCGAGAACTTCTTTCGACTGGGCAACGGTTATCTGCGCACGGCCTATGATGCGGGTGCAGCCTTCTACACGGCGCCGCGCAACAAGACGCTGCTGCCGTATTTCTTTTGGTACAACATCGGTGCGACGGATTATGTCGCCGCGTTCTTCACGGACGGCACTGCCGTTCAGGTTCGCCAGTCCGATGGCGTAACTACGCCGATCTCGTCGGCGATTGGCACCTTCTACTCCGGCACGTCGCTTCCGGTCTGCGTGCAATGGGGCACGCAGTACATCGTCATCGCCAACAACAACGCTTTCAACGGCTTCTGGATTTGGGACGGCTCGCTGCTTTACCAGTCCGGTACTGTCGGCCCGCAGATCACGTTGCAATCGACCGGCGCGAACTACTCGTCCACGCCGACAGTGACGCCATTCGGCGGTGCCGGTAGCGGCATCACGGTTACGCCGACCGTCATCAACGGTCAGGTGCAGCAGGTTGTCGTGACCAATCCTGGCGGCGGCTATGTGCCGGGCGATCAGGTGCAGCTCCAGTTCTCTGGCGGCGGTTCTGATACCGGCGCGATCTTGGAAGCGGTGCTCTCTTCCGGGACCGTGGCATCGGCCAGCGTCACGAATGGCGGCTCGGGCTACTCGACGGTTTCGGTCCAGTTCTCTGCTCCGACCGGCGATCAAGCGACTGCTACGGCTATCATCAATGCCGGGTCCGTTCAGGGCTACAACATCACCAATCCGGGCGGCGGCTATGTGACGGCGCCGACAGTGACGGTGACGGGCGGCGGCGGCAACCAAGCCGCAGGGTTCGCTGTCATTCAGAACGGCTTTGTTGTTGCGATTCACTCGACCAATGCCGGGCGGGATTACACATCGCCGCCGACAGTGACGATTTCGCCACCGCCATCTGGAACGACAGCACAGGGCACTGCAACGCTCTCTGGCGATGCGGTCGACACCATTACTATTACGAATCCTGGCAGCGGTTACACATCGCCGCCGACTGTCGCGTTGATCGGCGATGGCATCAATGCGACTGCGGTTGCGTTCCTCGCAAGTGGTAGCGTCGCTGGTATCAATGTCATAAACGGCGGTTCGAATTTCACCTTTCCGCCACCGCTCACGATCCAAGGTGGCAACGGTGTCGGCGCGGTCGGGAACGTACGGCTGACCGCGACATCCATTTCGTCCATTGCTGTTACGAGCGGCGGCGGGCCTTACTCGTCCGTTCCTGGCGTCGTCTTCCATAATGCGGACACCAACGGCTCCGGCGCATCCGGAACAGCGATTATCGAAAACGGACAGGTGATCGCCGTCACGCTGAACAACGCAGGTTCGGGCTACACACTGCCGCCATACATTTCGTTCTCTGGCGGCGGATTGCCGACAGGTGCTCCGAGTGCGACGGCGACGGCCTATCTGACCGGCACCTCGATTGCGTCTGTCATCATGAGCAATCAGGGAACGGGTTACACCCAGACGCCTGCGGTGATCGTGAACCCAGGATCGAATAACGCCGCACAAGCCATCATGACGATGATGCCATTCGGCATCAGCGGTGCGGACGCGGAGACATTCAATTCCCGCATCTGGCTTGTCGTTCCGTTCCAGAAAACGACGGTGCCGACTGGCGGCGACATGCTTGTGAGCGCAGCCGGATCGCTGGTCGACTATGCGACGGCAGACGGTGGCGTGGCGTTCCTGAACTCGGATCGGTTTCTGCGGAAAAACTTCACCGGGCTGCGTCAGTCGAACGGTTACCTCTACGCCTTCGGCGACTCGTCGGCGTCGGTGATCTCCAACGTGCAGACAACAGGCGACCCACCGACGACGACGTTCACATTCGCCAACGTCGATCCGCAGATCGGCATGGCGTGGCGCGACAGTCAGCAGGACTTTGGACGCACCATCGTCAGCGCCAACGCGACCGGCATTTACGGCCTCTACGGCGGCGCGATGACGAATATTTCGGCCAAGATCACGCAGCTGTTTCAGAGCGCCGTGTTTCCGCCAGTGCAAGGCGCGGTCACGCCGTGCAGCGCTGTCGCCGACGTGTTCAACGTGAAGTACTACTTCCTGCTCTGCACGATTACCGATCCGGAGACGTTCCAAGCCCGCACGGTGCTGGTGGGATGGAATTCACAGACGTGGGGCATCTTCTCGCAGACGCCGGACTTGACGTTCATCGGTACGCAGGAAGTCAACGGACAGTGCTTCGCATGGGGTACGGACGGCAGATCGATCTACCCGCTGTTTAACCGCCCGTCCACGACACTGGTCAAACGCATAACGACCAAGATGTACGGCACGGACAGCGTGATCATGCTCAAGGATTTCCTGAACCTCTATCTTCAGGCGCAGGATCAGAGCGACGACGGTATCAACATTAACGTCAACATGGTGGCCTCCGGCATTGCCGTGCAGCCGCCAGAGAATGACGGCTTCGATGCGCAAAGCGTGTTCAACGCCACGTTCACAGCGCAGAACTTTCCGGATGTGCTCTTCGCTCAGCCGCAGTTCCCGGCGCCGGTTCCTTATTTCCCGGTATGGGGCAACGGCACGGGCGGTTTCACGTTCAGCACGCTCGCCGCACAGATGCACACGACATCGCCGGACTTCGTGCTGTCGAACATCGTCATCGCTTATCAAGACACGACTGCTTACCAGTGAGGTGAATATGGACAAGATGCCACGCAAGCGCCCTCGCAAGTCACTCGCGTTTGAACAGATTATTCAAGATGGGCAAAACCCGCTCGGGTTCACTAGCCAAACGCCGAATGGCACTGGCAAAGCGGGGCCGCAAAGCGGCTGGAATCGCGACCATAAATGGCCGACTGCTCCGCAGGTTACGGCAGATGGCGCGTGGACCAACGCGAACAGGACAGCTGAATAATGCGGTTCAAAACCGGGCCGCGACGAGAGAGTTTGCAGGAGCGCTTCGAAGAAAAAGTGTTTCGTGAGCCAAACTCTGGTTGCTGGATTTGGGAAGGCGCGACCATGCGGAACGGCTACGGAGTTTTCTACACTAACTTTCAGACCGAAGATTGCGTCCGGCTATCACTTGCCCATCGGGTGTCGTATCAGATTTATCGCGGCAGCATTCCGCTCGGCTTGGATATTGATCATCTGTGCCGCTGCCGCTGGTGCGTAAACCCCAGGCACCTTGAGCCCGTCACGCGTCAAGTCAATATCCGCCGTGGCGTTTCATTAGCGGCAGGGAATGCTCGCAAGACGCACTGCAAGCGTGGCCACGAACTCGTGGGTCAAAACCTGATGATGCAAGGCAATACCCGACAGTGCCGTAAGTGTAAGTGCGCGCGCAATCTCTCACGGTATCACTTGCGTAAAGGAAATGCGCTGACAGCGAAATGCTAGCCGCTCTCCTGAATACGCCGCGCACATTCGAAGAGTGGAACATGTGGTCTCTGCACCATCGTGTGTCGCACGACGCGATCCGTGATGCGATCCAGAACCAGAAGTCCATCAATCTTCCGGTCTATCAGATTTACCCGATCCCGCTTGATGAGCCGAAATGGTTCTTGGAGCAGAACCAGTCGGCCCATGAGGACATGGACGGTGTGCTCTCCATCACGGCGAGCAATCTGCAAGACATCGATCTCACCAACCTTCGGCTACTGGAGGCATGGGTGTTTCTTCACTATCAAGAACATCGCGACGCAGAAGAGCGGCTAGGCATTTCGAGTTGAGGGCGCGCCGTACAGCGGCGATGGCCGAAAGAATTCTTTCGAAGGTCATGCCCGATATGAACGCTGGTTGCTGGTTGTGGACCGGCGCTGTTAGTCCGAATGGGTACGGCGTGTTGGCGTATTCGCGCCGTGATCTCCCGCTCGGCAAAGGCCGTAACGGTTACGCACACAGGATTTCCTACGAATCGTTCGTCGGGCCGATCCCGTATGGGTTGGAGCTTGACCATAAGTGTCGCGTCCGTTGCTGCGTAAATCCTACGCATCTGGAGCCAGTCACTAGAAGAACAAACCTGCTTCGTGGAGAAACGTTCGCGTCGCGCAACGTGGCGAAGACGCACTGCGCTAAGGGGCATGAATACACCCCTTGCAACACATACATGGATAAGAACGGAGGACGGCATTGCAGAACGTGTCATCGGATCACGGAGAAACAGCGGAGGCAGTCGCGCATCTAATGCCGCCAGAAGCGGTCACCTCTGAGGTGCATCTGCTCCGCGAGTCGTACGGCGAAATCATCAGCGACATCCAGCGGCTCCTGCCGGAGCACTGGAAGGAGCTGGCGCTGTACCGCGAAGACATCCCGCTTGATCCGGACTTCTCGCTTTACGCGAGGGCTGATCAGATCGGGATGTGCGCGATCTTCGGGCTTCGAACCAATAACCACGATCTTGTCGGCTACGCGATCTACTTCGTGCGCCCGCATCATCACTACAAGGCGCACAAGTGGGCAATCTCCGACATCTACTGGCTCCATCCCGACTACCGCACGCTGGGCATCGGCAAACGCATGTTTGCGGAAGTCGAAGAGCATCTGCGCCGGATGGGTGTGTCGGTGATGCACACGACGCTGAAGAGCGAGCATCCGGAGGCATCCTTTGTGCTGCAAGCGCTTGGGCATCATCAAGTCGAAATCGGCTACTCAAAGAAGCTAATCTGACATGGGCATCTCAGCTGTTGTTGCAGGCATTGTTGACGCGGTTTCTTCGGCAGCGGCGGCTGTCGGCACGGCAGCGACTGCCGCTGACGCCGCGATCTCCGGGACGATTGCAGGCGCGCTTGGCCCAGCAGGGCTCGGCATCGGTCAGGCTACCGCTGATGTACTGGGCGGTGTCGGCGCGGGCGCGTTGGAAGGCGGTGCGCTTGGCGCAATCACTGATCCGAAGAACCCGCTTAAAGGCGCGGAGTTCGGAGCGCTTACGGGCGGTGCGCTTGGCGCATCGGGCTTTGTGGGGCAAGAACTCGGCATCGGCACCACCGCTGCGGATGCGCTGACCGGCACGGCTGGCGGTGTTCTTGGCGGGCTCGCAACGCATCGCAATCTCGCAACGAGCGCACTGTCCGGATTGGGCAGCGGTCTCGTAGCAAGCGCATTGTCGCCGGGGTCCACGCCAACGTCGGGCGCGCCTACAGGTGGCGGCGGCGCATCGGCGGCAGGGACAGCGGCACCGGCATCTGTTGCTGGCCCTGGCGCGGACGCAACACTCGCGGCGAATGGCGGCGGGCTCGCGACATCTCCAACACCGGGCACGCAAGGCGTCGGTGCGGCCAGCGGCGCTGCATCGAACGTGAGCGGTGTGAATGCGCCGACGAACGTTGGCAGCGCCGCGGTCGCCCCTGCACTGGCATCTGGTGGTGGCGCAAATCTGCCAACGGGTCAGTCGCTGGGCACCGGCTATCCTGATGCCGCGGCGGGCGGTCAAGCGTTGACTGGCGCAGCTGGCGCACCGACTGCGCCGGGAGCGGAAACAGGGCTTGGCGCGCTCGGCACAGCGCCGGGCGGCACACCGGGCCTTGGTGAGCAGGCCGGAAACTTTCTGAAATCACCGCAGGGATTGCTCGCTGTCGGCGGACTTGGCCTGAACCTGTTGGAAGGCAACCGCAAGCCACCGGGCTACGGCCAGCTTCAAGCCGTGGCGAACAAAGACATTTCGCAGGGTCAGCAGATGGAGTCGTATCTGCGCGGCGGCACGCTGCCGTGGGGCCTCGATGCGGGCTTCAAGTCTGCGGTTGCAGCAGAGAATGCAGGCGCAGCGCAACAATACGCCAGCATGGGCATCGAGGGCTCGTCGTCGCTCGCACAAACCCAAGGCGAGAATGCCGTTCGTGCGGAAGCGGCAAAGGCTCAAGTCGCGCAGAACCTCTATCAAGAGGGCGTGCAGCAGAGCCAGATCGGGTCGGCGATCTTGGGCCAGCTGATGCAGACTTCAATCCAGCAGGACCAGAACTGGGGAACGAGCATTGCGAACTTCGCGTCCTCGCTCGCCAACATGAACCGTCCATATCAATTCATCCAGACAACAACGGCCTGATCCCATGGATGCGGCAACCGCACTTCAGCCAACACAACAGCCACTCCAGCCGAAGCAGAGCAGCGGATCGCTGCAAAACAGTCTGGCCGAACTGCACTCGGAAGCCGATCAGGCGAAGGCGGTTGGCGAAACCGCGCGCGCCAACATCGAACAGGACATTTTGCAGGGCCGCGCTATGCAGCCGCCGCAGCTCAGTGAACCGCCGCCGCCAGTGCAGACCAATCCGGCCCAAGCATGGGGCAGCGCTGCGATGATGGTTGCGGCATTGGGCGGCTTGATGACGCGCAATCACGCGACCAATGCGATGAATGCTGCGGCTGGCGTGATGAACGCGTTTCATCAAGGCGATCTTGAGCAGTCGCAGCAAGAGTTTCAGCGGTGGCAAGTGTCGAACGAGAACATGCAGAAGATGTTCAAGTTCCAGATGGACCGCTTGAACCAAGATGTGAAGCTGTGGGAGGCGGACGAGAAGGCGGGGAGCGCCGCGCTCAATGCTGATTTCAAGGCGTTCGGCGCCGATGCAACGTATATCCGCACGCTCGATGACGCCAAGCGCCTTCAGATCGAAAGTGGCCGCTTGCAGGTGGAATTGGAGAAGGCCAGTCAAGAAATTCCGATGCTGTATCTCCGCAATCAAGCGGCCATCGGCCTCATGAAATCTCCGGACTGGGCGAGAATGAGCAAGGTGCAGCAGCTCATGGCGCTGCAAGGACTTGTCAAGGGCAGCTTGGCGCAGTCCGGCATCGCGCTTGACCCGGATACAGTCAAGAGCGTTGCAGAACAAACAGAGGCGGGCGTGCCGAATGCAGGGGCTGGAATAGGCGTTGCGGGTCGGCAGATGGTTGCAGGGCAAGTGGCGAAAGACCTCAAGGCAAAGGGCGGAACGGGTGCAGACATCGCGGCGGCACAGGCAAAATTCCAAGGACTGAAAGCCGGTGAACGCGCTGTTGGTACGCGTGCGGCTGGCATAGGCTTCGGCTTGTCGGAAATGAAGCGTCTGATCCCGATGGCGCTCGATGCTTCGAAGGCGCTGCCGCGCACGAACTATCCGACCGCGAACTCGGTGATCAACGCGTACCTGAACAACGTAGGCGATCCGCGGGCTCGCGTCCTCGGCCAAATCCTCAATGACATCCGCGGCGCATATTCGCAGGTTCTTGTCCGCGGCGGCACGCCGACAGACAAGGCGCGTACCGATACCGAAGCGCTGTTCCGAAACAACGACCCGGATTACGTGCTGAAGGTCGTGTTGTCGAAGGCGGATCAGGTTGCCACCGTACTTCAGGAAGCGCCGGGCGATGTGCAGCAAGACTTGCTGAACGCGTTCGCCGGTCTGCATCCGCATCAACAGCAGCCGCCAGCGCCGTCTTCCGATCCTGCGAAATGGAAAGGCTGGTCGCACACAGTGGTTGATCACTAATGCCAACCGTCGACGTTACCTCGCCGGACGGACGGAAAATCCGCGTCAACGCGCCCGCAGGCGCAACGCAAGATCAGATTTACGAGTATGCCCAGCAGCAGATCGAAAGTCTGCCGCCACCCGAATTGCCGACGAGCCAAGTGCTTGGTGCGGAAGAGGGCGCGGTGAATGTTTGGGATCGCGCTGCGTCAGGCACGAAATGGCTGGCAAACACGCTGTCGATCCCGTTCGGCGGCGGTGCGGGCGAGGCCATCGACATAATGGGACGCTCTATCGGTCTCGCCTCAGAGGAAGAGACTGAAGGCGCACATCAGAATTACTTCGCCCATCAAGAAGAGAAGTACAAGCCCGGCGAAGTGGGGCGGTTTGCAGGCGAGCTTGCGGCCACGCTTCCGGTCGCAATCGAAAATCCGTGGGCGGCAGGCGCCGCTATCGGCGGGCTCACCGGCCATTCCCACTCGCTTCCAGGCGTAGCAGGAGATGTGACGCTTGGAATGCTTGGCGGCGGCGCCACGCACCATCTGCTTGGCGCAGCGGGCTCGGCGTTGTCGCCTGCGCTGCGCGGAGCAAAGGGCCGCGCGCTCGATTACGTGTCGCGGCTCGCCAGTCAGGCGAAGAAGACACCAGAGGAAATCGCAGCATACGGCGACAAGGCGTTCGGCAAGCCAGTGATGGGTGCGGAGGCTGTAGGACGCCAAGGCCATCAGGCTGTTACTGCGCTCGGGCGTCGCGAAGGTGCAACGGCGGACAAGCTGGAAGGCGCGTTGCTCAATCGTATCGTCCAGCGGCGCGAGCGGTTTTACCACGACGTGTCGACCGCAACCGGCATCGATCCTCGCGTTGCGCGCGGTGACCTCGATGCCTTGGTTGAGCAAGGCCGCGAGAATGCGAGCCCGTATTATTCAGCCGCATGGTTCTACCCGGAACGTATCAGTGATCATCTGCAAATCATCGCAGAAGACCCGTTGGTGCAGGCGGGAATGCGGCGCGGCATCAACATCGCCATCCGCGAGGCGCGGGCGAAAGGTGAGCGCATCGATCCGAGTGCGTACGGCATCATCAAGTTCACTGGCGCTGGTGAGCCGGTGCTTGGGAAAATGCCAACGTGGCGGACGTGGGACGCAGCCAAGCGCGGGATCGATGCCATCTTGCGGGAGCCGCCATATACGAATCCGCTGACCCAGCGCCTCAACATGAATGAGGAAACCAAAGCGATCCTTGATCTGCGCACGGCGATGCTGGGCGAAGTCGACAAGCTCAACCCGGTTTATGCCCATGCCCGCTCGGAAGCCGCAGATTATATGCAGGCCCGCAACGCATACGACAAAGGCTCTGAAGCGCTGTTTGATGACAATGTGAACGAGCACGATTATCGCAACATCGTGGCTCGGATGAACCCGACAGAGCACAAGGCGCTGATGGGCGGCGTCGCCAACAAGATTTTCGAGCTGGCGCAGCAGGGCAGGTTGAAGCCCACAATGCTGGAAACGGCGCGCATCAAGGAAAAACTCGCGACAACGTACGGCGAGGAACGGGCGCAGCAGCTCATCGGTCGCTTCAAGACTGAAGCCGACATGGCCGCGTTTGAGAAACGCGCAATGCCCGGCACCGGATCGGTGACGAGCGAAGTGCTCAATGCCGGGGAAGAGCAGGGTCGGTTTACGGCTCTGGCGAACGATCTTGCACATGCCGCGATGTATAAGGCGGGCGGCATGGGCCACGCTGCGAATTTCCGCCTCGCAGACGCTTTGAAGCGTGAGATGGGCCGCTTCTTTGCATTCATGCAAACTGGCCCAATGAGCATCGAGGCCCGCGATGAGGTTGGTCGCCTGCTCATGTTGCCGCCAAAAGAACTGGCAGAGGAGCTTCGTTCCAGACCGCAGTCTTTGCGCTTGCTGTCGCGTGTCGTGCAGATGATGGAGAAGGCGGGCAAGCGTGTCGGCAGCGCCGGTGCTGCGCAGGCGAACCCGGCTGCATACGAACAGACGCCGCCACCAGAATGAACCGCTGGAAACCGCGCCTGCCGATTTGGCTGAAACGCATCCCGGTTCGCATCCCACTCAAGCGATATAGATGAGCAAGAAAAACACTCTCATGGAGCGCATGGACGAAGCTGCCATTGCGCTACTGGACCGCTATTTCCCGAAGGACGGCACTCTCGTTGTCTGCGAGCCGCAGGATCAAATCCGCGCGTTCCAGGCTGTCGTCTCATATTACAACCCGCGCCTGAAGCTGGGCGGGGAAGAGGACGAAAGGAAATCCGAGTTTGAAGACCTCCAGCGAAAGCTCAAACGTACGACGACTAAGCGCCACAGAAATAACAATGGAACGGGAGTCGAATTCCTCCCCGCCGACACCTTCGACGCCTCCGCCTCCACAGATTGAAATCCGCACCGTCGTTGAGAAGCCCGGTGTCGGTGAAGTCATGCTCGCTGCGTTCGCCGCGATGGGTTTCGCAGTGAGTGCGCGAATGTTGCTCTTCATGAGCCTGCTGGGCGCGTTCGCTCTGGCCGTAATGACCGAACTTTCTCAGACCACGATGTCCGCGGTGATCTTGGGCATCTACTGCGTGCTGGTGGTGATCCCGCTCGTCGCGCTCGAATTCTCCTACAGGACGAAATAATGGACGCAAACGCAAAGGGGCTTTGGCTCCTTCCGACTTTCAACCGACCGACCACCAACCTGCCTCGATTCTTTGAGGCGGCGATGCGGGCGGGAATGACAACGCCGGGTGTAGTCGTAGTAGATGAGGCTGACCACGCGAAAAACGCGGCGGCATACGACACCCTGGCGTTGCCAGAACACTGGTCGATCTTGGTAGTGCCCGGAGGGTGCTGCCGTGATGCGACAGAACAAGCGCTGGCAAGAGTCTTTACTGCCGACATGGAATGGGTCGGCTGGCTCGCAGACGATCTTGTTCCGGTCACGCAAGACTGGGACAAGAAGTGCATCGAGGCGCTGACCGGCTGGAATTGCGTTTCCACCGACGACGGAAAGTACGCGCCGCAGAAGTTCAACGGCGCGACGGTCTGGTCCGGCGATCTTGTGCGCGCAGTCGGGTATCTCTTTCCCCAAGGGCTCAAGCACTTCTTCATCGATAACGTCTGGGAAGAGCTGCACAAGATCACCGGCATCTGGGAATGCCGCATGGACATTCTCGTCCGGCATGACCACGGCTCGTGGACGAACGGATTGGACGCCACGCTGGCGCATACCAACTCGTTCTGGGCCTACGACGACAGCGCCTTCATCGTTTGGAAAGAGCAGGAACGCTTGGCCGCGGCTGCGAGGATCGGGGAGCTGCTGCTGCGATACGGTGTAGCGCAGCCGCTGCCCGATCTCTCCGGCGTCAACGTGATGATTGGCACGCCCATGGGCGCCGGTCGTCCGGAACTCGTGTATCTCCAGTCGCTCTACGGTACGGTTGCCGGGTTGCGTGAGTGCGGCGCGTCGGTCAATACCGCGTTTCTGCCGTATTGCTCCGACATCGCTTTGGCGCGTTCGAAAATCTTCGGCATGTTCCACCGCTCCAGCTGCACGCATCTTCTCTCAATCGATGACGACATGGGCTGGCGTCCGCAGGACGTGATCCGGCTTTTTACCTACCAGCGCGATTTCGTGGCGGCGGCTGGTCCGCGCAAGGTGTTCCCGCCGTCGTTCGCAGTGCAGAACTCGGATGGTGCCGGGCGTGCCATGCCAATGCGGCAAGAGGCGGCGACCGGGCTTTTCGAAGTTTCCGACATCGGAATGGCGTTTGCGCTCGCGTCGAAGAACTGGGCGAACCGCATGGCCGACGCCTACCGCGATCTCGAATACTCGGGCGATGACGGGCGCCCCGAATACGCGATCTTCAATCCGATTGTGGTGCATCGCCGCTACAAGAGTGAGGACTTTGCTGCCTGCCATCGTTGGCGTGCTATCGGCGGCAAGGTTTACGTCGACCCGACGATCAGCCTGAAACACGTCGGTGCCCATGTGTGGGAAGGCGATTGGCTGACACACCTGCTGCACGTGCAGGCCGGACAGCAGCACGCAGCATAAGACCTAAAGGAACCGATATGCCCTGGTCACCGCGTGACGCGACCCGTCACACGAAGAAAGCTCGCACGCCAAAATCCAAGAGGCAGTTCGCGCACGTCGCGAACTCCATGCTCCAGCGCGGAGCGAGCGAAGGCGCGGCGGTGCGCGCGGCGAATGCCGCTGTGAAGAAGTCAACGCGCTCCAATAGAAAGGCGAAACGTAAATGAGAGTCCCCGGCGTACCAGAGCAGCATGGTCGTCATTTCAGCTATGACGCCTCTGGATCGATTACCTCCGGCTCTAGCCCGCAGCTCGTACTGCCGGAGACACCATCGCGCTCGTCGCTGTTCTTTCAGAACACATCCGCCAACACCATGTGGCTTGGCTTCGGCTCCGCCCGCGCCACCTGCACGATCTCGAATGGCGCGGTGAACAGCGTGACGGTCAGCAATCCAGGCTTTGGCTTCTCGCGCCCGGTCATCGTCCAGTTCTTGGGCGGAGGCATTCTGCCTGCGCAGGGTGTGTATGGGGCGAACACGTCGTATATCGGCGGTGCTGGGCCGTCGTTCCCGAGCCCGTCCAATGCGGCGGTAGGTGTCGCTGTCATGACCGGGAG